GCCTGCGGACCTCGGCTCCCGCCTTTGCTTTTTACCGTCACACGACTAACGAACCCCGTTTGGAGCGGCAACCCCCTCGTGGGGTTGCTCTCCTCCTTACAACAGGGCTGTAAAACCTTTACCTATTTATTACACACAGGTTGGCTGTCTTTGTGGCGTCCTGTTCAGCGGTAATGCGAATAACGAGGCGAATGCAGGCTTCGCTTATGCGAACTCGAATAACGCCCCCTCGAATACGAATGCGAACATCGGCTCCCACCTCTGCTTACAAAGACAATAGAAATTGAAGGACAGTCGGACATAGGCTGTACCGACAGAAGACAGCGACCTTGCCTCTTGGCAGAAAATTTCAAGTACCCCGAAAGTGGTTGGTAGGGGGTTCGCCCCCGAACGCCACGATTAAGACAAGCAAAGACGACGAAGTGAAACGTGTCGGGAACATATTCGAGCAGATAATTTCTGTGGAGAACCTGCGGTTGGCTGACGAGAAAGCCCGCCGAGGGAAGACCCGTACATACGGTGTCCGTCACCACGACCGTCACAGGGAGGAGAACATCTTGGCTCTCCACGAAGCCCTGCGGACGAAGACGTACACGACATCATCGTATGACGTTTTCACGGTCTTTGAACCGAAAGAGCGCCTAATTTACAGGCTTCCGTACTATCCCGACCGTATCGTCCACCACGCTATTATGAACGTCATCGAGCCGATACTTGTACGGACGTTCACGTACAACACCTATTCCTGCGTCAAAGACAGGGGTATAGAGGGTTGCGCCCGACGTGTCGACAGGATAATTCGGAAGTACAAGGGACGCCCGTTGTACTGTCTGAAAATCGACATCAAGAAATTCTATCCGAGCCTCGACCACGATGTCTTGAAGCGCATCGTCCGCCGCAAGTTCAAGGACAAGGATTTCCTGTGGCTGATTGACAACATCATCGACAGCGCCGACGGGCTTCCTATTGGGAACTACCTGTCACAGTTCCTTGCGAATCTCACGCTGTGTTACGTGATGCACCGACTGAACGAGGTCGAGCGTGTCGACGTTACGGAGTATGCTGACGACATTGTCGCCTTTGGTGACAGCAAGGAACGGCTGTGGGAGGTGTTCGGCGTCCTGTGTGAGGAACTCGGAGCGCTTCGGCTGACGGTGAAACAGAACTACGCTGTGTTCCCTGTCGCCGAGAACCGCTTCGACCGTCACGGGCGGGCGCTCGACTATGTCGGCTACCGCTTTTACCGCCGACAGAAACTTATCCGCAAGAGCATCAAACAGAACTTCTGTCGTGCCGCCGCACGGCTGAACGCCGAAAAGCCCCTGCGGGACGTGAAAGCATACAAACAGGCTGTTGCCCCTTGGCTCGGTTGGGCGAAGCACAGTGACAGCCGCAACCTGTTACGAACAATCATCTATCCACCGTATTATGAAAGCATTTTATGACATCAAGCCTCAGAGATTCGAGGCGGTCGGGAACGGCAGCACCGTTTACCGTTACAACATCGTCGAGGTTGACGCCCCCGAGAGTGTCGAGGGAGGCGAACCCCGCAAACAGTGGCAGTGTGACGAGGTTGTCATTTGGGCGCCTGTGACGAAGAAGAAAGTCGTCGCTGCGGTCATCACTGCGACTTGGGAACCGAACCACGAACAGAAACTCGTCAACGAGTACAACAGCGCCGTCCTCGGTCTTATCGAGGGCGAGGAAGCCACCGCCGCAAGGGAGGCATACAGCGCTTTCCTGTCGGCACGGCGCACGCTGAAAGCCTCCGTCGAGGCGGACTGTGACGAGGCGGGCATCGTGTAACCCACAACCCAAACGGAGCGGCGTCCTATGAAACGGTTCAGCGAACTCGGCATACAACAGGCTGACAGCGACAAGATATTCAACTGTCAGCAGGTGTCGATAACGGACATTCTGAACAGCGAGATAGAGGTAATCGGCTTCCTCCCCAACGTGAAAACGAAACACGGGGAGGGGCGTTACCTTATCCACTTCCGACAGACGGAGAACGGCGTCGAGGGAAAGTTCTTCACGAACAGCGCTTCGCTGAAAAGCGTCCTCGACCAAGTCCGTGAGGAGGACTTCCCTTTCCTCACGGTCATCCGTGCGACGAAGTGCGGCAACGGGAAACTGTTTCAGTTCACGTAGGGCGCCCGCCCCGATTTGCGGCTAAATGCGGGGCTTTCGTCGGGCGGGTGGTATAACACTGCCCCCGACACGGGAAAGCCCGAAATTCGGCGTTTCTGACGAAAATAACGGCAAAAGACAAAGACAAGCAAGAAGATGATAAGGATATTCAACAGCCTCGGGCGCCAAATCCTCGATGTCGAGGTTGACGCCAACAGTTACAGGTCACGGGCGATAATGGGCGACCATAACCTCACCCTGTATTTCAGCCTCCCGACGCACACGGAAATCCCCGTGGGCGCCTACGTCGATTATCAAGGTGTGCGGTACACACTTGACCGTCCCGAGGCGCTGAAAATGAAGCACACACGGCTGTTCGAGTACACGGTCGTCTTTGAGGCATATCAATCCTGTGCCAAGCGTTGGAAGTTCCGCAACCCCGTTGACGGTCGGTTGAAGTTCCCGCTCACAGCGACGCCCCGTGAACACCTCCAAATGTTCGTCGACAATATGAACCGCCGTGACACGGGTTGGGCGATAGGCTCCTGTATCAGCGCCGTCGAACACCTTATCAGTTATGACCACGCATACTGTTGGGAGGCGCTGCAGCAAATGGCAGAGGAGTTTGAAACGGAGTTCGAGATTGTCGGCAAGACCGTTTCGCTCCGCAAGGTCGAGTACAACAAATCGACGCCCCTCCCGCTGTCATACGGGCGGGGTAACGGCTTCAAGCCGAACGTCGGTCGCAGCAACAGCGGCGACGCCCTCCCCGTTGAAATCCTGTTCCCGCAGGGCGGCGAGCAGAACATCGACCCGTCAACCTACGGCGGGCGTGTCCTGTTGCTCCCAAAGGAGCAGGAAATCGGCTACGACGGCGAGAGGTTCAGCGACGAGGACGGCTTCAACAGCGCCGCCGCAAGGTGGTATCAGTCCTCCGCCGACGGTCTGTCGATACAGCGCAAGGACAGGGGCTTGTCGTCGCTTGCCGAGGACAGTCTTGACTGTACGGAGATATACCCGAAGCGTGTCGGCAAGGTTGGGAGCGTCATCACTGTCGACGCCGACAACCACTTTTACGACTTCACGGACAAGAACGCCGAGAGCGACCCTTGCCCGAACTACGAGGACTACCTTATCGAGGGCGAAACGATGACAGTCATCTTCCAAAGCGGGATGTTGGCGGGGCGTGAACTCGAGGTGAAGTACATCCACAACGCAAAGACCGTCAAGGGCGTGTCGAAAGCCGCCCGCCGCTTCGAGATTGTCCCGCAGGAGATTGACGGTATCACTATGCCCGACGCCACGTTCAAGCCCGCCGTCGATGACACCTACATCGTGCTTCACTGCGCTATGCCACAGGCGTACATCTGCGACAACAGCAGTAAGTCGGGCGCATCGTGGGATATGTTCCGCAGCGCCGTCAAGTACCTGTACGAGAACGAGGAACAGAAGTTCACGTTCACAGGCGAACTCGACGGGCTGTGGGCGAAGAAAGATTGGGTGAACATCGGCGGGCGCATCGTCCTCGGCGGCTTCGTCCGCTTCACTGACGAGCGCTTCCAAGCCGAGCCTGTCCTTGTCCGTATCACGGCGATAAAGGACTATATCAACAACCCGCACAGCCCCGAAATCACCCTATCGAACCAAGCGGTTGCGGCGGGGTTCAGCAGCGAAATCAAGCGGCTGCAGAGCGAGGAGGTTGTCGTCGAGGAGAACCGCCGACAGGGGGAACAGTTCACCAAGCGCCGCTTCCGTGACGCAAAGGAAACAATGGCGATGCTCGAGAAGTCGCTTATCGAGGGCTATTCGGAGAGCATCAGCCCCGTCGCCGCACAGATGCTCCAACTCCTTGTCGGCGATGAAAGCCTCCAATTCCGCTTCGTCAACAGCCACAGCAGCGACAGCCCGACCATTATCAACCCGACGTTCGCATACAGCAGCACGACGGGCATTTTCAGCATATCGGGTGGCTATTATATGCAGCACCTCACGCTCGGCATAGACACTATCAAGGCGTCCCACGCCGTCAGTGAGTACAAGTGGTGGACGGTTCAGTCGTACACGTCCGCCGTCCTTGACGACCCCGACAAGAAATATTACGTCTATCTGAAATGTCCGACGGCGGGTTCCACGAACTGTGAGTATGTCCTGTCGGAAACCGCTATCGGGATGACCGACGTCAGCGGGTATTATCATTTCCTCGTCGGCGTTCTGAACAGCGAGTATGAGGGCGTCCGTTCGTTCACGCAACTGTACGGGTTCACGGAAATCACAGGCGGGCGCATCACGACGGACAAAATCGTGTCGGGAAGCGGCGGGACGTATTGGGATTTGGAGAACAACAAACTCGTCCTCGGCAACAGGCTGCAGTTCAACGTCAACGGTGACGGAAAACTAGTCCTCCAAGGCGCCCTTGTTCAGACGGGCAACGGTACACCGACAGAAATCGGTTCTTGGTGCGGACAGTATGACGGGACACGTGTGTACGGGCTTGGTGACGAGGTGTGGGCGAGCGTCGGCGGCGTTGTTAGCACGTATCGCTATATCAACAGCACTTCGGGCGCAGGACACGCCGTGACCGACGACAACTATTGGATTGTCGTGGCGGCGGGCGTAAAGGGCGCCGACGGGCAGGACGGCAAGGATGGAAAGGACGGTAAAGACGGAACTGACGGTCAGAACGGGCAGGACGGCAAGGATGGAAAGGACGGTAAAGACGGAACTGACGGTCAGAACGGGCAGGACGGTAACGGCATCAACACCGTGACAATCGAGTACGCATATTCGTCGTCGGGGACACAGGCGCCTGTCACGGGTTGGCAATCCAACGTCCCGAGCGTCCCGACAGGCTATTACCTTTGGACGAGGACGACGACAACGTACACGGACGGTCGCACCCCGACGGTCGCTTATTCTGTTTCACGGAAAGGCGCTGACGGTGCGGACGGCGAGGACGGTCAAGACGGACAGGACGGAGCGAGGGGTCCCGCCCTCTGTTACAGGGGCGTTTACAACAAGAACCCCAAGACGGGTGCGACAGAAACAATCCGCTACTACGGCACGCCGAAGCGGGTTGATGTCGTGTACTATGTCGACAGGTACTATGTTGCGAAATCGACGACTTCGGAGGGCGATGCTGGCTTCACGGGGAAAATCCCGACCAACACAGCCTATTGGGACGAGTTCGGCGCCTCTTTTGACAGTGTGGCAACGGGGCTGTTGTTTGCCGAAGAAGCCGTCCTCGAGAACGCTATCGTCCGCATACTGAAAACGAACGACAGCGGCGCCCGAATTATCGCAAGAGGGAACGGTATGTCGATGTTCGACACGAACAACAACCTCCGCCTGTCAATCACGGGGGAGAACCTCGGAAGCACCCCGTCCAACGTGGACTATACGGTCAAGTATCAGACGGCGATAGAACACGACGCCGATGCGTCTGACATCAACAGCGGCGAACTGATAGCCAAAAAGGAGCAGTTGGCGCTGCAACTCGGTTCGACGAACAAGGCGAAGTTCATCGTGGAGGACGACGTGAACAGCGTTCTTATCCCGTCGATGACGCTTGACGTGTTCCTCACTGTCGGAACGGGACAGTCGACCGTCGGGTATATGTATTGGACGGGAAGCGTGTGGCTCGTCGTTGACGACGAGATTGTGGCGAGCGATGAGGGCGATATTGATTTTGAGGTGTCTGCGGGTGACGGTGGCTCACAGCACCAAAACGTCGGTCTGCTCGGACGCTACCTGTCGCTCTCGGCGGGCGAGCATACGCTGTCGCTCCAATGTCGCACTATCGCACAGGGACACGGCTTCAGGACGGACAACAACGTTCAGTTCGGTATGATTGTCCCGACCGTGACGAACGGGCTGAAAATCATCTACCCCGCACAGGTGACGGCTATCGGTGCCAACGGTTTCCGTGCGATGTTCTCGGGTTCACAGAAAGCCGAGTTCATCAACGAAAACGGCACTGTGGTGTTCTTGATTCGCAACGGCAATTACGCTATCAAACTGACGAACAGCGGAATTCAGTTCTCGTTCAACGGCGGTTCGACTTGGTACACGGGGAGCCGTGACAGCAACGGGTATCTGAAACTGACGTAAAATTCGCCGTGAATATGATTATGATATAATCATTTTTTCTTACCTTTGTGACAGATAGATAACAATACCACAATATGCCGAATGTCTGAAACAGTTCTCACATCAATCCTCGCTATCGTGACCGCCTTGCTTGCGGGCGTAAACGTGTTCCAATTCATCTTTTTCAGAGCAACGAAAAAGAAGTATGAAGCCGAGGCGAAAGTCGCCGAAACACAGGCTGAACAGGGGAAAATCGACTTACAGCAAGACCAATATGACTATGTCAATAAGCAGTTGACACGCATACAGAACGAATACTACGACCTTGCCGACAAGTACCGAAAGTCGATGACCGAACACCTGCAGGAGATAGACAACAAGTGCAACGAAATCGCCACGTTGAAAAGCAAGATTGCCTACTTGAAAGGGCTGCGCTGTTACAGGAGCGAGTGTGCGCAGCGAATCCGTGAGAACCCAAACCCAACAGAAGAAGCAATATGAAAATCCTCCTTGACAACGGACACGGCGTGAACACAGCGGGCAAGCGAAGCCCCGACGGACGCCTCCGTGAGTTTGCATACACCCGTGACATCGCCGCCCGCCTCGAACAGAAACTTCGGGGGGCGGGTTTCGACGTTCAGCGCATCGTTCCCGAGGAGTTCGACGTATCGCTCTCGGAGCGCTGCCGCCGTGTGAACGAGGTTGTCCGCAAGGCGCCACGCAGCCGTGATGTCCTGCTCGTGTCGATACACTGTAACGCCGCAGCAAGCAGCGGTTGGCAAAAGGCTCGTGGTTGGAGCGTGTACGTGTCGCTGAACGCCTCACAGAACAGCCGCATCCTCGCCTCGCACCTCGAAGCCGCCGCCCGCCAACAGGGGCTGACTATCCGCCGCCCGTCACCCGCACAGCCTTGGCACGTTAAGAACCTTGCGATGTGCCGTGACACGAACTGCCCCGCCGTTCTGACCGAGAACCTGTTCCAAGACAACCTCGAGGACGTCGAGTTCCTGCTGTCCGAGCGTGGGCGACAGGCTATTGTCGACCTCCATTTCAACGGCATCATCAACTACATCAAAGACATCGAGAAATGAGCCGCCTGTCCGTCATAATAGCCGCCCTCCTCGCCGCCGCCCTGTTCCTTTCGGGTTGCGGCGTCTGTCGTCCGACGGTGGGGACGAACACACAGCAGCGGGACAGCACGGCGACGACCGTCAACACACAGGTCATCGAGCGCATCGACACGGCGTATGTCGAGATACCCGTCATCAAGGAACGGCTCGTCACCCGTGACACCACTTCGCTTATTGAAAACGAATTCGCCGTTTCTCGGGCTTCAATCCTCGCAGACGGGCAATTATACCACGACCTCGAAACGAAGCCCGCAAAACGCCCCGTAACCGTGAAGACCGTGACGGTCGTCCGTGACAGCCTCGTGTACCGTGACCGTGAAAAGGTTGTCGAAACGACCGTCGAGGTCGAGAAGCCCATGTCACGGGCGCTCCGTTATCAGATAATCGGCTTTTGGCTGCTCCTTGTCGGGGTGGTCGCTGCCGTCGCTATAAAGATTCGTAAACTGTTTTAGACACCTTTCGCTTTATGAAAAAGATTTATGCTTGGTTCATCGGTCTGTTGGAGAAAATCCGCCGTGACCGCCTGTATCACTTCATCTGCGGCTTCATCATCGCAGCGTTCTTCGGCATCAGCCTCGGTATGAAGGCTTGGGCTGTTGTCCCCGCCCTGTTCGCAGGACTTATCAAGGAGTTCATCGACCAATGGGTTGGCGGTGAGTTCGATTGGTGGGACGTCCTTGCGACCGTCCTCGGCGGGCTTGTCATCACAGCCTGTTACCTGTTGGCTCTCCTGTTCGGGTTCTGATGACGCACACTTGCACAGTTCTGCCAAAATCGCTACATTTGCGTCGACGTTGAAAGCGACAACAGCGGGCGAAACAAAGTTCCGATTTTGGCATTTCTGTTGCACGTTTGTTGTTCACGTCGGGCGGGCTGACCGCTAACTGACTGATACACAGGGACGGACACCCGTCAGTCTATTTTCTGCATCGGAAAGTAGAGCGTCAGACGGGGGCGCAACTCAAAATCAACTCGGATACATTTCGTATCAATTCATACTGCTTTGGGCGGCTGATTGTGAAATCGGTCGCCCGTTTCAATTTTTGCACAGTTTATATCCGAATTGTCGATTATTTGTTGTTACTTTGTTGCTTGAACCAAAAAACAGCAACAATGGCAACAAAAGAACCTGTCCGCCTCCGTCGGCGGGCAACCCCGTCGGGGAACACGTCACTGTACCTCGACATCTATCTTGACGGGCGTCGAACCTATGAATATCTCCGCCTGTACCTCGTCCCCGAACGCTCCCGTGCCGACAAGGAGAAGAACCGCCAAACGCTCGACCTCGCCGAGGCGATACGGGCGAAGCGCATCGTCGAAGTCCGCAACAAGGAGTTCGGCTTCAAGGGGGAGTATCACGAGGAAATGAATTTCTATACCTATTATATGGGTTTAGTTGAAGCCCGCTACGGCGTTGACAGCAAGGGGAATTGGGGAAATTGGCGGTCTTGCTTGAAGCACCTTGAACGGTATGACAGGCGCCTCCATAAGCGGACGTTCGCCGACATCGACCGTGAGTGGGTACAGGGCTTCCGTGACTACCTCGAACGGGACGCTTATGCGTTCAGCGAGGATAAGCGGGACAGGGACAAGAGCAGCCGCCTGTCACGGAACAGCAAGGTTTCGTATTTCAACAAACTGCGGGCGGCGCTGAACCAAGCCTACGACGAGCGCATCATCCCCCGCAATCCCTGTATCGGGATAGACGGCTTCAAGGCTGAGGAGGGAACCCGAATGTACCTCACCGTCGACGAACTGAAACGGCTCGTACAGGCGCCCTGTGACTATGAGAGCGTTCGGCGGTCGTTCCTGTTCAGTTGCCTCACGGGGCTACGGCGCAGCGACATCCTCAAACTGACGTGGTCGGAAGTCCACACACAGGGCAACTATACCCGCATCATCTTCAAACAGAAAAAGACGGGCGGCTTGGAGTACATCGACATCGCCCCCGAAGCGGCGGCGCTGTTGGGGCAGCGGGGCGAACCCGACGAACACCCGTTCCCGTACATCTTGACGCCGTCGGCGACGAACAACGCCCTCCGCCTGTGGGTTATGCGGGCGGGCATCGACAAGAACATCACCTTTCACTGCGGGCGCCACACGTTCGCAACGATGATGCTTGACCTCGGGACTGATATTTACACTGTGAGCAAACTGTTAGGACATCGGGAACTCACGACAACACAAATCTATGCAAAGGTTCTCGATAAGAACAAACAGGCGGCTGTCGACCGCATACCCTCGTTCCTCGGCGTCTGTGACAAGGAGGGACAGGAAGGCGAGCAGTGAACGCTCGTCGGTGACAGGGAGCGTCACTGTTTCTTCGGCGATGCGGGTGTCGGCTTGAACGGCGTCCCCTCCCCCGTCAGCAGCCAACGGGCGGACACGCCATAGTCACGGACAAGGTACGTCAGCCACGCCGTTTGGAAGATGTCACGCTCGGGCTGCTTCTCGAGGCTGTTGAAGTTCCAACGGTTTATCCCGTAGCGGGCTGTAAAGGTCTGTTTCCCCCGTATGACACGGCGGGCTTTCAATTCATAGAGGGCGGCGAAGAACCGCCGTATCACTTCTTGGCTTTCGGGTGTCTGCATCGCTGTTGCTGTTTAGTGTTTGCGGCGGCGAATCGTGCCGATAATTCCGTGTCCCGCTCTGTTAGCCGCCCCGCCAACGAAGATAGTTCCTCGGGGCTGAAATCGGGCTTCTCGCCGCCACGGACGCAACGCTCGAAGCGCCGAAGTTCGTCGGCGGACATCACGGGCATATACTTTTCAAGTTCGAGGAGCGCCGTCACGCCGTCGATGACCGAACGGCGCACAGCACCCAAGCCGTCGTCGGTGAGCATCGTCCCCGTCCCGAACAACAGCCACCGTGCGTCGATTTCGGGGAACGCCGACAGTATCGTCCGAACGGGCGTGATACCAAAGTCATCGCCACGCAGGAGTTTCGCAAGGTACGGTGGCTTCCACCCCAACAGTGCGGCGAACTCCTTCTGCGCTCCGCCCGTCTTGTAGCGGATAATCTCTTTCAACCGTTCGTTCATCATCGCTGTTTGTCTTGGAGGGCTTGGGCTTTCACGAGGCGGGCGGCGAGGCGTTCCCTGTCGGCGTCGTTGATGTACTCGGCGAGCGCTGTCCGTATCGTCGCAATCTCACGGTCATAGCGTCGGGCTTTGCGGTACAGGACACACAGGCGTTCGAGGCTGTAAAAGTATTGGTTCACGTTCAGACGGTCGGCTTCCTGTCCGTAGGCGATAGCAGCCTCATATGCCTCTGCAGCGGCGTCGGGCTGTCCCGCCCGTTCGAGTTCGATGCCTTGGTTTTGGAGGGCATACAGCCTGTTCGCTTGTTCCGTCCACTGTCTGTTAGCCGCCTCGAGGGCGGCGAGTTCCTTTTCGATTCTCATACCTATTATTGCAGTTTTGATGTCAGTTCGCTGATGACGGAGAGGAGGTGGTCGATGTTCGCCTGTGCCGCCGCCGTGAGTTTCCGCTGCTCGGCGATTTCCTCCAACGCCCGCCGTAGGGTTTCGTCGCTGTTGACGTTGCTCCAATTATTGTTGTCGCCGACGATGTGCGCCTCATCTGTCGGGGGCGCTGTTTTTTCACCGAACGGGTAACCGCCGAGGAACATTTCACCCTCCCCTGTCAGAATCCAAACAGAGTTTAGATTCTCGTCGAGCGAACACAGCCGCCCGACGAACTTCTCGGACAGCGGGACTTTCCCGTTCACTATCTGACTGAACGAGGACTTGGTGTACCCGAGCCGTTCGGACAGGTCACGCTCGTTCTCGGCGACCTCCCGATAAATGAGCCAATTGATGACTTTCTTGATGCGTTTTTCTGTTTCCATACTGCCTGTGTTTTTTCCGCTCACAGGGCGAATCGAAACAAAGTTTATCCCGAAAAGTTAAATTTTGTTCAGATTTTTTGTTTGAAATAAAAACTTTGTTTATATTTGCACCTGTGTACGGGTTCATAAACGTTCAAAGATACGGAAAAATTTATGAATATGGAAATTAACTCATAAGAAAACGCAAAGCAGTATGGAAAAGAAAAAAGAAATCGAAATGCTCCGCACACTTGCGGCAGAGGACACCTACTTCGGGCAGTTCTTCAAGAAAGACATCGAACAGATGTGCAACAACATCGAACGGGACTATCCGATAGAGTTCGACACCAAGTTCAATATGCGGGCGCAGTACCTCGAAGCGGAACTCTCGCAGGAAAGGGCTCGTGTCCGTGAGGCAAAGGAAGACGTCATCGCCCTGTTCATCCGTGACAACGAGGCGGCGTTCACGAAGAAGTTCTACGAGGACTGTGTGAACCTTGTCGGGCGCCTGTTTATCATACAGGCGAAGCGCACCTCCAACATTCCGCTATCGGCGGACGAGATTGATTGGCTGATAAAGGAAGCCCGCAGGAACGGGTAACGGGAGGGCGCAGTATGAAATTCATTCAGTTTGTTCAGACGGACGGCGGACGGAGCAAGTATTATCGGGCTTCGTCCGTGGGCGATTGTGTCACCCGTGCAGCGGCGCTCGCAACGGGGCGTGACTACAAGGAGGTGTACGACCTTATCCGCCGTGTCACAGGCGAAAGCCCCCGTGACGGGCTGACAAAGGACGCCTCCCGCAAGGCTATGGAAGCGCTCGGCGGCGTGTGGCACCCGACAATGACTATCGGCTCGGGCTGCACGGTACACCTGCGGGCGGACGAACTCCCCAAGGGGCGGCTCGTTGTCGCCCTGTCGGGACACCTCGCAGCCGTCGTTGACGGCGTCCTGTATGACAACAACGATTGCAGCAGGCTCGGAACCCGCTGCGTGTACGGATATTGGAAATTCTAAATCATCATCACACTATGACAGCAACAGCAACAATCCCTGTGTTTAAGACGCCCTACCGCCTTGAACGTGAAGCCAAAGAATCGGCTATCATCAACGAGTACAACGAACTGATGTCCGTCGGCGGGCAGAGCAAGACCGCCGTCATCGAGCATCTGATGCAGAAGCACGGCATCCACAGCGCAAGCACGTTTTACGAAATCCGCAAGCGTGTCATCGCACGGGAGGGCGAGGCGAAATGAGAACCCTCGTGAACATCGCAAAGTACCTCCTTTGGTTGGCGCTCGTCTGTGTCGGGCTTCTCGCTTTCTTCGTCCTGTGCGGAGAGGAATCCGAGCCTATCTCGACGCTCGAGTTCTTCGCTTGGAAGTTCGGCGCTATCGGCGTCATCGCCCTGTGTGTCAAAATCGGGCGCTTCGCCCTCCACCACAACGCTCTCCCCGACAGCGTGATAAAGGACTTGACAGATGAAAGAGCCTAAACCCACGACGACATCATCGGCACGCCCGACGCTCCGCTCTATGGCGGCGCAACTCGACCGCATCGAGGCGATGACGCTCCTCGGTGCGAAAAGCGTGTATGACCTCACCGAAGCGGCGCTCTATACGGGGTTCAGCACGGGACACCTGTACAGGCTCACCTCACAGCGCCGCATCCCGCATTTCAAGAAAGACCGCAAACTGTACTTCCGAAAGGAGGAACTCGACGCTTGGATGACGGACAACCCCGTCCCGACGGCGGCGGACACACAGGCGGCGGCAAGCACCTATTGTTCAACCCATAAATCGTAAAAGCAGTATGTCACGTTCAGAACTTCCTGCGCAGTTGCGTGGGGCAAAAGCCAAAATCAAAGCGGCGTTCATCAACGGCGTCGTAATGACCTCCGACGAGGGCAACGAAATCGGCAAGACAGTCGATGCCCGCAAGGTTATCAGCGTCCTCCGTCGTGAGGGTATGAACATCAAGGACTATTGGGACACCAACCTGTTAGACAAGCGCAGATTCAAGCGTTATTACCTCGAACAGGACAAGACGCCGTCCTCGTAGTGAAAACGGCGGACAGGGGCTGTAACACGGCAAGACAGCGGGCGTAAGCCCTCGGGTTCGATTCCCGCCCTGCCCACAATGCAATATTGCAGAACACAATCAACCCGATTTCATTATGGAGAATGAAGTTATCGTCGTGCAGCAGACGGATATGCTGCAAGCCATCAACAGGGCGGAAGTCGACATCCAAATCGCAACCGCCAAACAGTACCCTCGTGACATCGCTGCGGCGCTGAACCGCATCAAGACGATTGCCACCCTTGACACCGAAACCGCCGAGGACTGCTTCTATGCGCTCCGCCGACAGGGGACGCTGATAGAGGGCGTTTCCGTCCGCCTCGCCGAAATCATCGCAGGGGCGTGGGGCAACCTCCGTGTCCAAACCCGCATCGTCGGCAACGACGGCAAGACCGTGACGGCGCAGGGCGTGTGTCACGACCTCGAGAGCAACTTCGCCGTATGCGTCGAAGTGAAGCGCCGCATCACCGACAAGTACGGGAAGACGTACAGCGAGGATATGCAGGTGACGACGGGCAACGCCGCCTCCGCAATCGCTTTCCGCAACGCTGTGTTGAAAGTCGTCCCCAAGGCTGTGACGAAGCGTGTCATCAACGAGGTGAAGGACGTCGCCGTCGGCAAGAGTATGGACTTGGAGAGCCGCCGACAGAATATGCTCGCATACTATGCAAAAATCGGAGTATCGGAGCAACAGATTCTCGCATACTGCGGCGTGAAGAACATCGCTGACATCGACGCAGCGATGATATTCGAGTTGTCGGGCTTGAAGAACGCCATTAAGGAGGGTACGACGACCGTACAGGAGGCGTTCAGCGGGAGCGCTGACGACAGCGCAAAACAGGCTGACGCCGCCCGCAAGAAAGCCGAGGCGAACAAGGCTCGCACCGCCGCCGCTATGGGCGCCGCTGTCGGGACGCAAAAGCACGAACAACAGCCCGAACCCGACGAACAGTAGTGTAACACAGGGGGCGGCGGGTTGTCGCCCCCCACAACCCTTTCTGAAAACAGTATGTTCTACAAAGACAAGATTTTCGAGGACGCCAACAATTGGGTGAAAGAAGCGTCGGCGGGACAGCCCCGCTGTGCGCTCGTCGCAGCGAACACGCTCGTTTCGGTTGACGATGACGGGCGGGAGTATGTCGGCAGTTGCGGCTTCTTCGGCGAGGAGGAGGACATCGTTGCGGCGGTGAAAATCCTCCTCCGAAACGAACAGGTCGGTCACGTCGTCCGCAGGGCTGTGACGGAGTTCATCGACGAAACGGGCTTCACTATCAAGCCCAAGGAGCGCACGGGAATCAACACAGTTGTCAAGAGCAAGAAAATACTATCGTAAACACTTCAATATCAAAGCAGTATGAGTACAACAGTTATCAGACCCAAGAACAGAGCCGAATGGCTCGATGTCCGTCAACAGGGAATCGGCAGCAGTGAGGTTGCCACTATCGTCGGACTGAACCCCTTTGAAACCCCCTATGAGTTGTGGCGCCGCAAGCGTGGCTTGGACGCCCCGCAGGAGGAGAACTTCGCTATGCGGGCGGGACACTACCTCGAGGACGCAGTCGCACAGTTTTGGCACGACGAAACGGGGCGTGAGATTATCAAGCGCAGCGCCGTCGATTGGATTATCCGCAGCAACGAGCGCCCCTTTATGCAGGTGTCGCCCGACAGGACGTATTGGCGTGACGGACGACACAGCGCCGACAACAAGGGCATCCTCGAGTGTAAGACGACGCAACTCGCCGTCGACGGGGACGACCTCCCGAAACATTGGTTCTGTCAAGTTCAGTATCAACTCGGCGTGGCGGAAATCTCCGACGGCAGCATCGCTTGGCTCACACAGGGGCGGGAGTTCGGTTACAGGGACATCACCCTCGTTCCCGACTTCTTCGGTTGGCTGTGTGAGGAAGCGGAGCGCTTCTACCGTGACAACATCATCGGCGGCGCCGAACCCGACGCCACGAGCGTCCGTGACGTGTTGCTGAAATACAACAGGCACACGGACGGAAAGGTGACGGAGGTGACACAGGAGATTTACGACGCCTGTATGAAACTGAAAGATGTACGTCGGGCGCTCGCAGACCTCGAACGGGACAAAGAGGAACTCGAGGAGCGCATAAAACTCGGGTTCGGGGACGCCGAGGCTATCGCCTACAACGGCACGACCCTCGCAACGTGGAAAGCCCCCAAGCCGACGGAACGTTTCGACGCCAAGGCGTTCTGTGCAGCGCACCCCGATATGGCACAGGAGTTCACGGCGCCGTCACAGGGCGCACGTCGCTTCCTGTTGAAGTAGCAAGGGGATTGCCCGTTCAGTTAATTTTTCGGCGAAATCCGTTGTAAGAACGGGCAAGAACAGTTAATTTTGCAACCGACCGACATAACAGGCGCACACAGATGCAACAAAGACAGACAAGAACCGTAGTACAAGGGCGGGGAACGGCGAAAGCCTCCCCAACGCTGCTGTTAGCGTGGTCACCCCTGCCGCACTACGGTTCTTCTTTTCAAACAGACTAACAGAGTATGGCAAAGCCTATCAAAATCAATGCTGAATATTTCAGCCACGACGCCGATATGCGGAACGACGTAAAGGTGAAAGCCCTGCGCCGCCGCTTCGGTCACACAGGTTATGCCGTTTGGAATTACCTCCTCGAAGTGCTTACGGACGCCGACGGTTTCGAGATTGTCGACGACAGGCTCAATCGGGAACTCTATTCGGCGGACTTCGACATCCCCGTAACAGAACTCGACGAAATCATCGCTTATGCGTGTGAAATCGGGCTGTTGCAGACAGAAGACGGTGTCTTGTTCAGCGCAGCCCATAAACGGCGTTTACAGGCTGTTTCTGACAGGAAAGCCGCCCGCTCGGAAGCGGGACGCCTCGGGGGTATTCGCAGCGGCGCCGCAAGGCGGGCAGCACGGGAGGCGGCAGCATCAGACACGCCCGCAGCGACCACGACCGATACACAGGCGGCGACGGCGGGTGGTGACGGACTATTTTCAAGCGACAACAAAGCAAATGCGAAGCAAAACGAACCAATGCTTCAGCAAAACGAAGCAAAAGAAAAGAAAGGAAAGGAAACCAAAGAAAATGAAAGTGAGGTTATGGCAAAGCGCCGCTATCCCTGTGAGGAGGTGGTTTCGCTTTGGAACTCGACTTGTACGGCGTTCCCAAAGGTAGTGAAACTCACTGACGGGCGGCGGTCGAAAATCCGCACACGCCTCGAGGAGTTCACCGACAAGCCCGAGGCTTGGCTTCCGTTCTGCGGCGAACTGTTCCAACGGGTACAGGCGAGCGAGTTCCTGCGGGGTGACAACAATCACGGTTGGCAGGCGTCGTTCGATTGGCTGTTCGAGAACGGCTCGAATTGGATAAAGGTTGTCGAGGGGAACTACGACAACAAGGGGGGCTACCGTCCCGCCGCCGCACAACAGCGGCACACACAGGACGGGATGACGCTCGGCGTCGGTGAGTACATCGACCCGTCGGGACGCCGCACCTATGGTTCGGGCGCTGCGACGATACCGCCGACGGCGCCGCCCCGACCGAGTGACCGTTACAGTTGGAATCCGTCAACCGCACAATGGGTTCTGTTATGAGGCTGAATTGGGCTAAATACGGCATTGAAGCCCCTTACAGGGGCGGCACGGGCAATAAGAAAGTGTTTTGCCCGCAATGCCACGCCGACCGCAGCGACAAGCGGGACAGGAGCCTGTCAATCAACCTCGAAACGGGAGAGTTCCACTGCCACTACTGCGGGTTCAGCGGCTGCGCAGCCGAGCGTGAGGAGTGGGAGCAGGAGCGCCCTTGGAAGAACTACGCCCCGATACGCCGTGCGGCGAAGCAGTACAGGCGCCCCACACCGAAGCCCGAACAGCCGCAGTTCAGCGACAAGGTTCTCGCATACTTCAAGGGGCGGGGAATCAGCGAAGCGACGCTCCGACGGATGCGTATCACCGAGGGGGACGAGTGGATGCCGCAGAAACAGGGCAACGCCCACACGATACAGTTCAACTACTACCTCGACGGGGCGCTCGTGAACACGAAGTACCGCACGGGGGACAAGTGTTTCAAACTCGTACAGGGGGCGCAACTGATACCGTACAACATCGACGCAATCCTCGGCAGCAAAACCTGTGTAATCACGGAGGGGGAAATGGACGCCCTTTCGTTCATCGAGTGCGGGAGGGAGGACGTTATCAGCGTCCCGAACGGCGCAAACGCCAACCTCGACTACCTCGATGATTTCATCGAACGGTATTTCGACGACAAGGACACGATTTACATCGCATCGGACACTGACACGAAAGGGGTTCTCCTGCGGGACGAACTCCTGCGGCGCCTCGGGGCGGAACGCTGCCGTGTCGTCGAGTACGGGGACGGCTGTAAGGACGCCAACGAACACCTCCAAAAGTACGGGCGGGAGAGCCTGTTGAAGTGCATCGAAGATGCCCCCGAAACGAAAATCGAGGGCATCTTCACGGTGAGCGACTTCGAGCAGAGCCTTGACGCCCTGTTCGAGAACGGGCTGCAGAGGGGTGTCACCATAGGACACGAGAACTTCGACCGCCTGTGTTCCTTTGAAACCCGCCGCCTGTGTATCGTGACGGGCGTCCCGTCGTCGGGAAAATCGGAGTTCATCGACGAGATTGCCGAACGGCTGAACCTCCGTTACGGGTGGCGCTTCGCATATTTCAGCCCCGAGAACGCTCCCCTCGCCTACCACGCCTCGAAACTTATCGAGAAGTTCACAGGGAAGCACTTCGGCAAGGCGACGCTCCGATACGGGGAGTACAGGGAGGTAAAGGAACACCTCGAACGCAACTTCTTCTTCATCAGCCCCGCCGATAACTTCCGCCTCGACAATATCCTCGACAAGGCACGGGCGCTCGTCCGACGCAAGGGTATCAAGGCGCTCGTCATCGACCCGTACAACAGGCTTGAAAGCCAACAGGGGAACCGCAGCGAAACACAGTACATCAGCGAAGTCCTCGACAAGTTGACGACGTTCGCACAGATGAACGACGTTATGGTAATCCTTATGGCGCACCCGACGAAGCAGTCGAAGAACAAGGACGGTGTCATCGAAGCCCCGACGCTGTATGACATCAGTGGCTCGGCGAACTTCTTCAACAAAGCGGATTTCGGGCTTGTCGTACACCGCAACCGCATCGCTGAAACCGTCGAGGTTCACGTCCAAAAGGTGAAGTTCCGTCACCTCGGCGAGAACGGCACGGCGGTGTTCAAGTACAACATCAACAACGGTCGTTACGTCCCGTTCACGGAGGGGCAGACGCCCGCTTGGGACAACGACAACCACCTCGAACGGAAACGGCAGCAGGAGGCACAGGCGGCGGACAGCGCTGCCGTCCTTTTCGACACGCCCGCACCGACGGCTGTTGTCGAAGACCTCCCTGCGGCTGACGACGATGACGACCTCCCGTTTTAGTTATGTCACTCCCGAAAGCGATACTCGAGGACTTGAAGCGGTTCATCCGTCAACGGGGCGGGAACCCCGAAGAACCGCCCACAGTCGGCACGTTCGGAAGAGAGCAACATATTAGATACTATGATACGCAAACACGTCGAATTTCAACTAACAATGCCCGACAGTTGGGCGCCTGTGAGCGACCGAGAATTGAAGTCCATTATAGCGTTGCTGTTGTGCGAGAATTTACCGTACCTAACAGACAACGACTGTCGGGCTTCCTGTCGGATAACGAGGCTGAAAACATCGACAATCGAAAAGACGAAACAGTAAACGACAACGATTATGGCAAGACGCAGTGACGCTTGGAAAGCACGGCGGGCGAAATACCTGCCCGAGCGGATGCGGAACGCCCGTGAGAAAATCACGGCGCTCGGCTATCAGATTATCGGCGAGAGCGACACAGAACTCCGCTTCCTGTTCCACTGTCAGATAGTCCGCTTCTCCCCGTACACGGGTTGGGCGACAGGCAAGAGCATACAGGACGGGCGGGGGCTTGACAACCTCCTCGCACAAATCACACCGAAGCGATGAAACGCAGTATCCTACCGCCACGCATCGACCTCGTTCGGCTCGCAAAACGCCTCTCACGGTGTTCCCCGAACGCCCGAAAGACCGTGACGGACATCATCAGCACCCTATATAGATTACCTATATCAAGGGAGTAGTTTATCAGTAAGTATAGTAAAGACAATACCAACCAACAGGTATAAAGTAAACATCAATTCATCAACCCATTAAAACACAGTTATTATGGCAAATTACAGCATTAAGGCAGACCTCCTCAAACTTCGTGGAGCGTTTATGATGAACCTCAAAGGTAAGACCGCAACCAAGCGTTGCCTGTGCATCCCCGTTGACGACGCAGGGCTGTTCGTCGGCGAAAAGGGCGTGTATCTGAACCTCACAGCCGTCGAGATGCAGGAGCCGAAGTTCGGCGACACCCACTTCGTTAAGGTGAACCTCGACCGTGCCGCCTACGACGCCCTGTCGGAAGAGGAGCGCAAGGCTATCCCTATCCTCGGCGGGCTTCACGAACTCGAGCCGCAGGTTCGCACAATGGTCGTGTCGCAGACCATAGACGCCAAGACCGCCGTCGAGAACGCCGAGGACGACCTGCCGTTCTAACAGCCCGACACACGGGGCGCCCACAGGCGACGCCCGACAACCTTTCATCGGAGGGACACAGCGCCCTCCTTTGACGCATTTTGGCGGAATGGGCGAAAAACGCCCAAATCAGCCCGCAAACGAATCAATACGATAAAACCCTCGTTCGGATGAAGAAAACACGAAATACGGCGAATCAGCCACAAATAAGGGACGCATTTACCTGTATCGTCAAGGCAGACCTCGGCGTCACCTGTGTCAAGGAGTATCGCTTCCACCCCAAACGGATGTGGCGCTTCGACTATGCGATACCCGAATACCAAATCGCCCTTGAAGTCGAGGGCGGGGTGTGGACACGGGGGCGACACATACGCCCGCAGGGTTTCCTCGGCGACGTCGAGAAGTACAACACAGCAGCACTTTTCGGGTGGCGGGTGTTCCGCACAACCCCCGATGACCTGTACACAGGGGCGACGCTGAAAATGCTAAAATCTGCCATTTTGGGCGAATTTATACCCGAAAATTGCATTTTTTTGCGCAAAACGTGATTATAATGTAATCATTTTGCCTATCTTTGTCGAAACCAAATTTCAGCATTATGTTACGATTTTCAGAGTACGTTTCACTCGGTCACCCCGATAAGGTGGCAGACTACATCAGCCAATATCTCCTTGACAGGTACATCGAACGTGACCCCGACACCCGCTATGCCGTCGAGGTTCAGATAAAGAACTTCCGTGTCGTGTTGGGCGGCGAGGTCGCAAGCCGTGTACAGTTCACAGGCGCCGAAATCCAACAGTTAGTCCGTGACGCTGTGAACGAAATCGGGTACACAATGGAGTATATGCAGCGTTGGGGAGCCGAGAACACCATTTGCGGCGACCTCCTGCAGGTCGAGAGCCTTATCGGGCAGCAGTCCCGTGACATCGCACAGGGGCTATCGGGGTGGGGCGACCAAGGCATCTTCTTCGGGTACGCCGAGCCGAACCCCGAAACGCACGATATGCCCGTCGACCACACCCACGCCAAGCGGCTGTGCAAGGCGCTGTTCGACAGCGGGCTTTGCGGGCTTGACATCAAGACACAGGTCGTTATGGACGACGACCGTGTCGTAAAAGTCATCGTCGCTGCCCCCCTGTTGAACGGCAAGGCGGGGATAAAGAAACTCCGCCCGATAATCAAGTCCACTGTTAAGGGACACTACGAAATGATTATCAACGGCACGGGCTGTTACGTACAACACAGCAGTATCGCTGACTGTGGCACGACAGGGCGCAAACTCGCTGTTGACTTCTACGGCGGCAACTGTCGTATCGGCGGCGGAAGTCCTTGGACAAAAGACGCATCGAAAGCCGACCTCACGCTGAACCTGTGCGCCCGCCAACTTGCCCGCAAGTATGCGAAGAAGTACGGCGTCCCCGTTGTCGCCTCCCTCGCCTGTTGTATCGGCAAACAGGTTGTGGACGTGAGCATCCGTGACCTTGCCGACAACGACCTGTATCACGGCGAGGTTCTGATTGTCCCCGCCGATATGCGGGAGGGCTTCGGGCTTGACAAGCCTATCTATGCGTCGATGTGCCGTTGGGGGCTGTTCGGCGAGTTCCAAGCCGACAAGGTGTGGGAACTCCCGTTCAAGGAAACCCCGAAAGACGAGGAGGACTGATGAAGCCGAACCCGACACAGGAATTCTTCACGGGGCTTCGTCGGGTGACGGAGGACTGTTACGCTGCCTTTGCGCCATACTATGCACAGAGGCAGCAGCATTATGTCTATCCCGTGTACTATCAGAGCGTCACGCAAATGGTCGCTGCGGGCGGGTTCTTTTGGAAGGTCTTTATCCGTGACGGGCGGAGGACGCTCGCCGTGTTCAAGCGCAGCAGCATTATGGGGAACTACTCCGTGATGCTGCACATCGCTCCTATCAGCCTGTCGGGGAACCGTGATGACGAACTGTGGGTGATGCAGACAGCCCGCCGCCTCGGGGTGACGCTGAAACTGTGTGCCGAGGACATCCGCCGTTATCACGTCCCGTTCCGCCTGTGTGACCCGATACGGGGGAACCTCGAATATGTCTATGACGCACAGGAAATCGTCGCTATGGCGGGCGGGAAGTTTCACGGCTTCCGTCGGGCAGTGAGGAAAGTCCTCGGTGCGGAGGGTTACAGGCATACCTACGGCGTGAACGACGACATAGCGCCCGTTGTCGCCGCTTGGGACGCCCGTAACAAGGCGCAAGGGCGGACGGGCGTACAATCCCCGCATTGGCGGAAGATAGCCGCCCTGTCAGCCCCGCAACTTCGGATACACAGCGTGTACGTCGGCGGGCGCCTCGAGAGTTTCAGTGTCATCGAACAGGTCAGCCCGAAACATTGGGTGTTGGTTATGGGCGTGAGGAACTATGACAGCCCGCTGAACGACGTGAACAAGGCGATGCACTTCCTCGACTGTCAGATAGCCGCCAAAGCGCACACGGGCGTCGGGACGGTGTACGCCAACATCGGCGCAGCAATAGGTCTTGACGGCTTGGACGCCGAAAAGGAACATCTGAAACCCTGCGCCCACCAACAAATTTACCGTATGGGAGCGACGCAGAAACTTGATACTCAAACAGTTAAATCAATATTCGCTAATTTATGAAAATCGAACGTGTGAACCTGTCACAGATACAGGTCAACGGGGCGAACCCCCGTATCATCAAGGACGACAAGTTCTTCAAACTCGTCAACAGCATCCTCGCCCTCCCGAAGATGCTCGAACTCCGTCCGATTGTCGTCGATGACACCTTTGTCGCCCTCGGCGGCAATATGCGTTACAGGGCGCTGTCAGCGATTGCCGATATGAGCGACGGGGAACTGACTGAACGCATCGCATCAATCCGTGACGTACAGAAAAAGACTGTTGCCGAGCAGGACGCCTTGCGGGATTATTGGCTCGCTTGGAAGAAGAAGCCCGTCGCCCCGATAATGAAAGCCTCCGAACTGTCGGAACAGGAACAGCGGGAGTTCATCATCAAGGACAACGTCGGGTTCGGCGAATGGGACTATGACGCCCTCGCCAACGAGTGGGACGCCGACGAACTCGCAGATTGGGGCATCGACGCTTGGGACGGCAGCGGTTGGGAAGAAGGTGGCAGCGGTGACGGTAGCGGAAGCGGCTCGGGGAGCGAACCTGCGGGCGCATCGCTGCACGACCGTTTCATCGTCCCCCCGTTCAGCATCCTCGACACCCGCAAAGGCTATTGGCAAGCCCGCAAGAAGATGTGGCGGGAGCAGATAGGTGATATGGGCGAGAGCCGCAACGACAAACTTATCACGTCCCCCGAAATCAAGTACAAAGACCTGTATCAGCGCACCCGCAAGCACCGTGAGGAACTCGGGCTGACGTTCAAGGAGTACATCGAGAAGTACGTCCCCGCCGATGTCCTCGAACACGAGGCAAAGAAAGTGCTGTCACAGGGCGTCAGCCTGTTCGACCCCGTCCTGTCCGAAACGATGTGCAAGTGGTTCACGCCCGCCGAGGGCGCCCGCATCTTCGACCCGTTCGCAGGTGACACGTACAAGGGGCTTGTCTTTGCCCTGTGCGGTCACAGTTTTCGTGGCGTCGAACTGCGGCAGGAACAGGTTGACATCAACAACAGGGTTCTCGAGGGGCGGGGGCTTGACATCGCCTACATCTGTGACGACGGACAGAACGTTGCCAAACACTTCGACGCCGAGAGCCAAGACCTCCTGTTCAGTTGCCCGCCGTACTATGACTTGGAGATTTACAGCGACGACCCCCGTGATGCGAGCAACCAACAGACCTACGAGGAGTTTATCGGCATCCTCGACACGGCTTTCAAGGCGGCGCTCGGCTGTCTGAAACCGAACCGCTTCGCTGTTGTCGTCGTCGGTGATGTCCGCAACAAGGACAACGGGTTCTATTACGATTTCGTCGGCGACGTGAAGCGGATTTTCCGTGAGGCGGGCGTCGGGCTGTATAACGAGATTATCCTTGTCGAAACAGGCGCAAGCACGGCGCTCCGTGCGTCCCGTTATATGGAGAGCCGCAAGGTCGCAAAGATGCATCAGAACGTCCTCGTGTTCTATAAGGGCGACCCGAAAGACATCAAGGCGAACTTCCCGAAAATCGAGTACACCGTCGAGGATATGGGACAGATTAACAAGGAGGCGAACGAGGGCTTGGAACCCAACGATGAGGGCGTCGAGCCTATCGACCCGTCGGAAGTGGAAACCGTTGAAGTGTAAGCAGTTATGCAGACGTTGAATAATATCCCCGCCGATTATCGGCTGACACGTTGGTTCGCCCCTGTGTATGAGGCGTACAGCGTCAAGGCGCTCCCGAAAGCCCTCGACGTTCCCGCCCGCCTCCGCCGAGTTCTGAACATCGCACACCGTTCAGCAGGGCTTCCCCTGTTGGACGGTGCCGATGTACCGTTCACCCTCCCCGCCCCGAAACCTGTCGACGGCAAGCCCAAGGCGTTCATCGCTTTCAGCGGCGGCAAGGACTGCCTCGCAGCCGCTATCCGAGCCGAGGAGGAGGGCTACGCCCCTACGCTGTTCCATATTCGAGGCATCAATATGTCGCTCACGAGCGAGCATAAACACGCCGAGGCTATCGCCAAGGCTATCGGCTTCCCGTACATCGAGGTCAAAATCAACTTCGGCGGGAAAAAGGAGTATTTCGAGCATCCGCTTCGCAACCTCCTTATCCTGTGTCTGATGATTGACGAGGGGCTGAAACAGGGTTGTCGGGTTTACAGCCTCGGGAACATCTTCGAGGACGAAACCTCACACGCCAACCTCGACTATGACCTGTCCGACGGCATCGACATCTTGCGGGCTTGGGAGTACTTTATGCGGGGCGTCATAGAGGGCTTCCAACTGAAAACGTACATCTGTAACAACCTGCAGTCGTTCTATACGATTTGGCGGCGTGATAAAGACCTTATCCCGCTGCTGACGACCTGTTGCACACCCGATTTTCGCAAGCCGATGATACGGAAGCGGAGCGAGGCTGTGTACGGGCGGGCTGTCCTCTCACAGACAGGCTGCGGCGGCTGTTACAAGTGCGCAACGGAGTACCTGTACAAAGTGAAGTTCGGGCTGTGTCCGTCCTCCCCCGCTTACACGAAGCGCTCTATGGAGTTGATACAGCGGTTCAAGGACATCCACCCCGACAACGTCGCTTTCGACAGGCGCCTGTGGAACCGTTACGGCGGGCGTGACACCGACGCCGTACAGGTGCTGTGTGACCGCATCGGCTACTACATCGGGCAGTTGGTGTTCGACAGGACGCTGTATAAGTGGTTCACGTGGAAGTTCTACGGTCACAGGCACTATCAGACACGGGAGGAGGCGGAAGCCGTCCTTGCCCGTTTCACGAAAATCTATGGACTATGAGCAAGACACAACAGAAACGACGCAACCAAGCGAAAGAGGGGCGGCTTGTCATTGTCGCCCAACTGTATAAGCGAGGGTACAGTTACAGGCAGATAAATGCGGAAGTCCGCAAGCGTCTGAACCTCGAAACGTACTCGCTGAAAACGACGTTCAACGACGTGAAGTCCCTGTTGGCGGAGTGGCGTGAGAACCGCCTTGCCGACACGGACGACGCCGTTCAGTTGGAACTCGAACGCATTGACGACACCGTGCGGGAGTTGTGGGAACAGTGGGAGAAGTCCAAGGAGGACTACGTCAAGACGACGAACACCCGTAAGGGCGCCCCACGCCGCAACGAAGAAACGGGGCAGAACGAGGTTCGGACATACAGCGTCGAGGAACGCACGAACAACGTCGTCGGTCTTGGCAACCCTGCCTATATCGCAGAAATCCGTCAACAGTTGTCGGAGCGGCGCAAACTCCTCGGACTGTACGCCCCCGAGAAGCAGGACATCAGCGGCGGGCTGTCTTTCGCCTCGCTCCTCATTGAAAGCGGGAAGATTGACGAAGCCGAGGCTGAACTTGCGGCGGCACAGCCCGCACAAGGCTAAAATCAAGCCCCACAAGCGGCTTTCGGATGTCGTGCGGGCAATTATACCACACGGGCAGAGAAACGCCGAAATACGGGCGCAAATCGGGCAAACAGGAAAAACACAATGGCAACACAGGCAGAAATGCGACAGAGGGGCATCGACCTCGTGAACAGTTGGCGGGCGGATTGGAACAAGTTCATCCGTGAAGCCCTCGGCGTCACGCTCGACCCCGAACAACAGGCGATAGTCACTGCCGTGCAGAACCACCCACGTGTCAGCGTGGCGTCGGGGACAGCACGAGGCAAGGACTTTGTCGCCGCCTGTATAGCCCTGTGTTTCCTGTACCTCACGCCACGTTGGAACGCTAAGGGGGAACTTGTCGAGAACACGAAAGTCGCCCTCACAGCCCCGACCGACCGACAGGTGCGCAACATTATGATTCCCGAAATCTCCCGCCTGTGGCACAAGGCTCGGTCACGGGGCGTCGGGCTTGTCGGGAGGATGACCGCTTACGACATCTTGACAGACAGCAAGGAGTGGTTCTTGACGGGCTTCAAGGCGGACGAACGGAACCACGAAGCGTGGTCGGGTTTCCACGCCTCGAACACGATGTTCGTCGTCACGGAGGCGTCGGGTATCAGCGAGAACATCTTCGACGCTATCGAGGGTAACTTGCAGGGTAACTCCCGAATCCTTATCGTGTTCAACCCGAACAAGCCAGTCGGCTACGCCGCCCGCAGCCAAAAGAGCGACCGTTGGCAGCGCTTCCGTCTGAACAGCCTCACAGCCCCGAACGTCCTGCAGCATAAGAGCCTGTTTTCGGGACAGGTTGACTATCCTTGGGTGTTGGATAAACTCTCGCAGTGGTGCAGCCCGATACGGGAGGACGATGTCGTCGAGGAGTTCGACGATTTCTGCTTCGAGGGACAGTGGTATCGCCCCGAAGACCTGTTCCGTGTCAAGGTTCTCGGCTGCTTCCCGAAAATCGCCGAGGACGTCCTTATCCCCCCGCAGTGGCTCGAAGCCGCACACGACCGTTGGCGGGAGGCGCACGGCGAAGAACCCGCCGACGAGCCGACCGAAATCCTCGGCGTCGATATTGCGGGTATGGGGCGTGACGCAACGGTGTTCTGCCTCCGTAAGGGGCGTTGGGTACAGGGCTTCGACTGTCTGAACAGCGGCGGGCAGGCAAATCATATGAGGGCTGCTGGGGAAATCCACCAACGCCGTGTCCGCCGCCCCCGCCTGTTCGTTAGCATAGACACAATCGGCGAGGGTGCGGGCGTTTACAGCCGCTGCCTCGAAACCGACAGGCGGGAGTACATCATCAGTTGCAAGTTCAGCGAAGCCGCCAAGAGCAACGACAAGGAACTCCACGACATCACGGGGGAAAGGCGTTTCGTCAACCTCCGTGCTTACCTGTTTTGGGCTGTCCGTGATTGGCTCGACCCGAAGAACAACACAGGGGCGATGCTGCCGCCCGACACGCTGTTCGACGAGGAAGCGACCGAGATACGGTGGCAGGTTCGCAGCGACGGGCGCATCATCATCGAGCCGAAAGACGACATCAAGAAACGCATCGGTCGAAGCACCGACCGTTTCGACGCCCTCGCCAACACGTTCTATCCGATTTACAGGCGGAAGCCGATTGACACCGACCGCCTTTCCCGTATAATTTATTGATTATCAAACCGTTAAAACAATGCCAAACCTTCAAGAAATCATCGGCTCGGCGACAGTGACGCCCGCCAACCAAATCATCGCTCTGAAAGAGAAGTCTATCGTCGTCCCGCCTTGGTTCGGCGCAAAGGGGCTGTTCAAGGAGTACAACCCCCTCGAACACCCTGTGATGAAGAAGAACATCTATCCCGACGTCGTACAGGAGGACGGGAAGATTGAACACGTCACCCGCATAACCTACGACCTGCAGCGCCTCGCCGTGAAGCGTATGACTGAACTTGTCTGTGGCATCCCCGTAAAGCGCATCTTCCGCCCGCAGAACGACAAACAGGCGGAGGTGGCGAAGTGGATTGAAGCGATACTCACCCGCAACCGCATCGACAGCGTGAACATCGAGCGCTGCAATATGCTGTTTGCGGGCTGTGAGGTGATGACGCTGTGGTACGCCGTCGAGCAGCCGAACAATCAGTACGGCTTCGACAGCAAGTTGAAGTTCCGTTGCCGCAACTTCTCCCCGATGCTCGGCGATGAACTGTACCCGCTGTTTGACGAGTACGGGGATATGATAGCGATGTCCGTCGGGTACACCCGCAAGGTCGGGAAAAAGACCGTGTCGTTCTTCGACACTTACACAGCCGACCGTCACGTCAAGTACAGCAACATGTCGGGCGACTATGCGATTGTCGAGGACGAGAAAATCACCGTCGGGAAAATCCCCGCTGTGTATTGTTTCCGCCCGACGCCGATTTGGGAGAACACGTCGAGCCTCGTGTACGAAATGGAGTGGGCGATGTCCCGCAACGGCAACTACCTCCGCCGCAACAGCAAGCCTATCTTCGTGGTGTACGCCGACGAGCAGATTAAATACGGCGACGAGCAGGACGAAAAGAAAGAGTTCCGCAGCGTGCTTCAATACCCCAAGGGCAGCACAGCCGAATATGTCACTTGGCAACAGGCGGTCGAGAACTTGAAGTTCCACACGGCGGAACTCCGTCAGACGTTCTTCACACAGTTACAACTCCCCGATTGGAGTTATGAGAGTATGAAGTCCAACGCTATGTCGGGTGAGAGCCGCAAGCAACTGTTCATCGACTGTCAGTTGAAAGTCAAGGATGAAAGCGGGCGACTCCTCGAGTACTTCGACCGTGAAATCAACGTCGTCAAGGCGTTCCTCAAAACAGCCACCGATGAAGCCTATCACGCCGAGATTGACGCCCTCCCCGTCGAGGTTGAAATCACCCCGTTCACGATAACCGACGACAAGGACACTATCACGAACCTTATGGCGGCGAACGGCGGTCGGGCGCTGATGTCACAGCGTGAGAGCATCGAATACCTCGGTTGGTCGAGCGACGTCGAAAAGACGCTGTCGGAGATTGCCGAGGACGACAAGGGCGACGTTTTCGAGCCGTATGAGTAACAGCCGCCGAAAGCCCGCCCCCTCCGCACCGACGTTCAAGGCGGAGCCGCTGAAACCCCTCGAACCTGTCACTGTTGAGCCGTCCGAGGGGTTCAAGGAAGCGCTGCTCGGCGAACTGCGGCGTTTGGAGGCGGCGAAACGGGCGGCACGGCGTGTCCCCGAGCATACACTTTACGGCGAACTCCAACGACACATCGGGGCGACGCTGAACGCCCTGTACACGGACAGGCTGATAACGGTCGGTCACACTATCAACGACAAGTATATATCCACCAAAAATTTCAAAGACAATGGCACAGAAGAAAACCACCAAAACGACGAAAACAGCCCCGAAGCCCGCTAACAAGTTCTGCGCTTCCTGCGTGTACTTCTTCGGCGGCGGACACTGCGCACAGACCAACAAGCCTGTCAGCCCCGCTGACGCCGCCTGTGTGAAACACGAAGCCCGAGTCCCGCTGAATGGCTAAAATCGACAAATGGGAGCGACAGCACCGCAGCCACCTGTCCGCCTACGAACGGCAGATTGACAGGCTGTATCGGGAAATCGTCGCACAGTTTTCCGTCCTCGGGGCGTCTATCGACGGCGCCCTCGGGGACGACATATTCTCGTTTGCAGACCACCCCGAATTGAAGCGGCGTGTCGCCCGCCTGTTGGCGGAGTATCAGCGGGGCGTCGAGGCGGTTATCGTCAACGGCGTAAACGCCGAATGGACGCTCGCCAACAACAAGAACAGCGAACTGTCCCGCCGTGTATTCGGGGACAACGTCGGGCGGCTGTCACATACACAGTACCGCCGTTATTTCAGCACGAACGATAACGCCCGTGAGGCTTTCCTGCGGCGCAAGACGGGCGGACTGAAACTGTCCGACAGGGTGTGGCGGTACACAGACCAATTCAAGGGCGAAATCGAACTCGGTCTTGATGTCGGGATAAGGGGCGGACTGTCAGCCGCCGAAATGAGCCGTGAACTTCAACAGTATCTGAAATACCCCGACAAACTGTTCAGACGTGTGCGGGACGAACACGGGGAACTGCAGTTGTCGAAACGAGCCGCCGAGTTCCACAGCGGGCAGGGCGTGTACCGTTCCTCGTACAAGAACGCCCGCCGCCTCGCTGTGACCGAAACGAACATCGCCTACCGCACGGCGGACTATGAGCGTTGGCAAGACCTTGACTTCGTCGTGGGTATCAAGATAGTCCTGTCGAACAACCACCCCGAACCCGACATCTGTGACGACCTTGCAGGACGTTACCCGAAGGACTTCAAGTTCACAGGGTGGCACCCTCACTGCCGCTGTCACGTCGAAACAATCCTCAAAACTGACGAGGAAATCGAACGGGACACCGACCGCATCCTGCGGGGGGAACAGCCCTTACAGGAGAGCGCCAACACGGTGTCCGACGTTCCGCAGGAGTTCAAGGCGTGGATGAAAGACAACGAGGAGCGTAGCAAGCACTGTTACAGCGTCCCGTATTTTATGTCCGACAATCCGCAATACACAGGGCGTTACCTGCGGAAGTATGCGACGAAACTCCCCTACCCGACGTTTGAGGAATACGAACAGGCGATGAAGTGGAACAGGGAACACGAAACGCTCACGCCCGAACTCCGTGAGAACATTCGGGCGCTGAACGAGGCGCTTCCTGTCGTGCGGGGACAGATTATGCCGTTCGGGGCGGCGGACGGCGGACACTGCAACCCGCTGTTCCGTGACACCGAGGAGAGCGTCAAGGCTGGTTACCACCACAACTGCCAAACCTGCACGACGGCTTACGAACTCCGTCGGCGGGGCTTCGACATCGAGGCGCTCCCGTCCCCGAAAGGCGAGAAGAACTACTTTTGGGATTGGGCGGGGCGCAACGGCATCACGGACGAGAGCCGTTTCTTGACGCCCGACGGGAAGCCGCTGAAATACACGGAGCGCAGCACGTTTACGGGCATCAAAGACAGGGAGGAGTTCATCGTGAAGCACACGACGGAAGTCGGGCGTTACGAGGTCTATTGTCAGTGGGACAACGGCGGGAGCCACGTCTTTATCGTTGAAAGACAGAAAAACGGCAACCTCGTGTGGTATGACCCGCAAACCCACAAGATTGCCGAAGATATTCGGTTGCCGTACTTGAAATCTATGAGGGGGCGCCTCGGTGTTCGCAGAATCGACAACGCCCTTGTCAACCCCAAGTTGGCTGAACGGCTACGGAAGTCGTCCAAGTAACAACAGGGCGTCCGTCCCTGTGACGAGCGAGGCTTGCCCCCGCTCGTCTTTTATCATCACGGGAAGCCCCGTCGGAGTATCAGAAGAAACAGCGCCGTTGGCGTCGTAGATGTCGGCGCCGCCGTCACGCCCAACGAACACGGGCGTCACGCCGAGGCGCTGTGCGAGGGCTGTTACCCTCTTTGGGATTCTGTGTTCTGCCATAGTGTTGCGAAGTTAGTAATTTTTCTCGAAAACCCGCTGTGGCGGGCGTTCCTTATTCAGACGCAGTGTTATAGCGGTCGTCCTCTGAAAGCCCGAAATCGGGGCGGTTCTCGGCTTTGGCGGCGCTGTGTTTCCGCTCGAGGGGTTCACGGGCGACTGTCACTGTCCCCTGCCTGTTCGTGTACGGCTTCCCGTCACTGACGCCGAGGTTCCACAGGCGTGTCACCTTACAGCCGATTTGCTTCGGGGTGAAGATTTGGTATATCGCCGACAGGGAGCCAAAGAAGAAATCCGTCTTGTCGGGGTTCCCCTCGAACGGCGGCTCGGTGAAACTCACCCTGTAAATGAACTCGTCTTTTGCCATAATCATATCTCCTTTCTTTTCATTTCTTTTCCTTTCCTTTACTTTACTTTGGTTCATTTTGCTTCGCTTTGGTTCAAGCAAAACGAAGCAACGCTTCACCTTTGCTTCACGCACCGTGCTTACGGGCGGCTGCAACGGCTTCGGGGAGCGTCTTGTACTGCCCGAACTCGCCGACGGTTTCAATCTCGGAGGTGCGGGGGTTGAAACAGCGCACGGTATAGCGGCGCTCCCCGTCCCATACTTGGCACAGGGAGCCGTCCGACAGTCGGGCGCCCCTGTCCTGTTCCGAGGTGACGAAACACAGGTTATCGAGGAGTTGGGTTTCGATGACAGTCCCGAAGTGCTGCATCCACTCGTGGTCGAAGAAGTGCTTACCTGCAGCACGGTTGCGCTGCTGTACCATTTCGATAGTCAATTTCAGTTCCATAATCTTGTCGTGGGGTTTTGCGTGGATGATAATAAGCCCGCCTCGGGCTGAATCAAGCCTTGTGGCGGGCGTTCGGTTACCTATGCGGGCAGTTTTACACGTCCGAGGAGGGCGCCGCTGATTTCGTGTAAGTCACGGGCACGTTCGGGAGAGAGGTCACGGGCGTGGGCAGTGATAGCCTGTGTGAGTTTCCAAAGGGTGCTGCCGCCCTGTACGCCGTCGTTCGGGTCGTTCTTCATCAGAATCTTCTGAACCTCCTCGCCCTCGGACTTCAACAGCCCGCCGTCACGGGTGAGGCGCTTGATTTCGTTGTCGAGGTCAACTTCCATAGCGGAGGCGCCCTGTATCTCATACGCCTTGCGCATAAGGTTGTCCTTGCTGAACAGCCCGACGGTGAGGTCGGTCACAGCGGACACGGTCGTCTGCGTGTCGAGTTCATACGTGCGCTGCGAGAGGGCGAGGCTGTCGGGGAGTTTGCTGCCGAGGTGAACCTGCCGCATCACGCTCTCACGAACCATACCGTTCAGACAGGCGCCGTTCAACAGGAACGAACGCATATCAACGGAACCGTCGCCATAGTCGGAGGTGCTGAAACGTGCGCCCGCAAAAATCACGACGTCGCCGTTGTTGGCGGTCGGAACGATGAACGGCTGCGGGAGGATTGTTTCAGCCCAAACCTTGGTGTCGTTCATATAGGCGTCGGCAACAACAGCGCCCTGCTGTGCGGCGGCGGTCACGAAAGCCGTCAAGATGTCAACGCTGTTCAGTCGGCGGTAACTGTCCGAAAGGACGCCACGAACCTGCATCCCGACGCATCGGATAAGGACACGGCTGCGCTCCGTCCAACCGCTGTGTTCGTTCAACAGCGTGGCTGCGAGGTCACGCTGCCAATCCTTGCCGCTTGCGAGGGTGCGGAGGTAGCGCTGCGGGATTCCCATACGGTCGGCGAGTTGCCCGATAGCGTTGTCGTGGAGGTTGAAAGCCCCGTCGGGCATATTCATCACAACAGCGCCCGCAGCCTCGTGTGCGAACGTGATAACAGGACGGTGGTCGTTGACCTTGAGGTTCACGCCTATTGGGGCGATGAAGTCCTGTGCGATTTTGCCCTCGGCGACGAGGCGGTTCATCGTGGCTTCGACACCGACGCTCTTGTCGGCAATCATACGCTGCACTTTGTTGATGACAACTTCGTTCAGTCCCTGCTGAACGGTCTTGGGGGTGGAAGTAATGTTTTCCATACTGCTTTGAAATTAGAGGTTGAAAAATGATGTAATAAAAGATTGTGCTTCTGAAAGGAGGGCGGCGGCGGAGAGGTCGTCGGCGCTCGGCTCGAACCCTGCGAGGAATGCGCCCTCGATGATTGATTGTTGTTCCTGTGTCATAGCGGCTATCTGAAATAGAGGGTTACCTTGATACCCCTGCGGAGTTTGCAGCAGCAACTGTCCTCCATACAGGCGTAAGCCCTGTTGATGAATTTTTCGAGGAATTCTTCGCCTATCAGTTCGGTTATACCGCTGACGCCCATAAGGGTGTGGAGTTTGCGTCCGTCCTCCGACGTTCCGTCAACCTTGATTCGGAAGTCCCTGTTAATCTGCTTGCTCGTGAATTTCATACTGCTCAAAGTGTTTATAACTTAATCACACCGCAAATATAAGTGAATTATCTTTAATAAAACACACTTTTCGGGAAAAATTTTAACGGTTCAGTTAATTTTATTTGAAATCGCCGTTTCTCCGCAGTGTGGCGCCCGTGACGGAGATATGAAAATTTTTTGTGATTATGATGTAAACACATCGAAAAATTTTTAATACCTTTGCGCAAGTAACCATTTAGTAAATTTACGATTATGTTCAGAACAGCAATTTTCGACGCACTGAAAGCCAAGTTTGTGGGGGTCAGTGACGCCATTTTGAACAGGATTGCCGACAAACTCGACAAGACTGTCACCAAACAGGAGGACGTTGCAACCGCCGTTGCGGGGGTAACAATCCAACAGGTTATCGAATCGTATGGCGACAGCCGTGCGACCGAGGCACAGCAGACCGCTGTCCGCAACTATGAGCAGAAGTACGGACTGAAAGACGGTGTGCGTATCGAGGGGAATGGGGGAACGCCCTCCGTGCCGCCTGTAACTCCGCCCGTGACCCCGCCCGCAGGTGCAGCGCCCGCCGCTAACGGCGGAAACGATGACGCTCCCGCTTGGGCGAAGAAACTTATCGACCGCCTCGACGCTATCGAGGGTTCGGCGAGGGTTTCAGCCCGCAAACAGAAACTTGCTACTGTCATCGACAAGTTACCCGAAAGCCTCCGCAAGGCTTACGAGCGCACCCCGCTCGACAGCCTGTCCGACGAGGAGTTCAACACCCTCATTACGGACGTGACCGCAGAGGTCGGGGACATCGTCAAGGACACCAACGCAAGGGGCGCTGTTTTCGGAAAGCCGTCAGCGCAGAACGCAACACCCGCACCGAACGAACTCTCGGCGGAACAGAAGTCCGCAATCGAAAAGCGTGACACTCCCGCCGCCGACGGTCAGCCGTTCTAACAGTATTCCTTTATACGTTAACATCTAACTTCGCAACACAATGGCAATGACAGTTACCAAGCGCAAGGACAGCAACCTCCCTCGTGTTTTCGTCCACAAAGTGGCTGATATCCGAGGCGGCGTGTCCGTTGCTACGGCTGAACTGAACGTCGACTTCCTCGCCGAGGGCACCCCTCTGAGCGCCCCCGTGAGCGGCGTCGCACACGTCGTCAAGTTCGCCATCGTACAGGCAAACGCAACCAACAGCGCCACCACGATTAAGGTCTACAAAGGACACAACTTCAAGGTGGGCGATGTCATCTGCGCAGCCGAAAACGGTGCCGCATACGCTATCACAGGCATCGACACCTCGAACAGCGCCTACGACAGCATCACCGTCGGCACCACCCTCGGCGTTGCTCTCACCAAGGACGTTTCCTACATCTTCCACGCCGCCGAAGCGGGCGCAAGCGGAGCCGCACTGAAGTACGCCCCTATCGCCCTCGTCGGAACAGGCAAGCCCGTTATCGCCAACCACAACCTCGACACCGATGCTTGGGTTATCGGCGTGACCAAAGGCAACAACCTGCCCGCCCTTATCGCAGGTAAGTTGAAGGGTATCATCAACTACTAATCATCAGCAGCACAATGGCAACAATCGTAAACACTCTCATACAGGGGCTGACGCAGCAGATGGTGCAGGCTCGTCTGAACACCGTCGACGCAAAGCCGTTCCTGTTCGGCACCCACTTCCCCGTCCGCAAGGTGAACGGTTTCGTGTGGCAGACGCTGCAGAACCAACTCGCCAAGCGCAACGTAGCCGCTGACATCCACACTGATAACGGCACTATCCTCCGCAAGCGCCGCCCGATTTTCGAGAGCGCCAAGGGTGACATCCCGTTCATCAGCATCAGCCGTGAACTCTCCCGTTCTGAAATCAAGGACTATCAGACCGCCCTCGCTCTCGCACAGGACGAGGACGCCGCCGCCCTCGTACAGTATTGGGGCAACGACGTGGACTTCTGCTTCAACGGCGTACAGTCCGAACTCGAATTCATCGCTTGGGCGCTCGCTTCCAACGCAGGTAAACTTGCGTTCACCACAAGCAACAACGCCACATTCGCCAACGAATTCGACCTCGACTACGACGTTGACGCCGCACAGAAGAAGAAGACCTCCTCGGATTGGGGAACCGCCGCCACCGCCGACATCATCGGCGACCTCGCAACCATCATCAAGAACGCCAAGGACAACGGACTGAACCCCAAGTTCGCTTTCGTTTCCCTTGACACCTTCTACAAGATTTGCTCCGCCGAGCAGATTATCAAGGCTTGCGCCTCCTACCTCGCAAACGCTGTCGGTATCGCACAGACCCCCGACCTCGCCGCTGTGAACGCTATGCTTGCTCGACAGGCTTGGCTGAACGGCGTTCAGTTGGTTGTCATCGACCAAAGCATCACCCGTGAGGCACAGGACGGTTCGCAGACCTCGGGTAACCCGTTCGCTTCCGACCGCCTTATCCTTGCCGAAACACAGCGCCTCGGCACCACGCAGTACGATATCCTCGCTGAAAACAGCGAACTTATCCTCCGTGCCGAACGTGCGCACACCGTCATCAAGAAGTACGGTACCGCCGAGCCGCAGGGCGAGGTGACTATCGGACAGGCTGACGCTGTCCCTGTGTTCGACACCGCATACAGGAACATCTACGTCCGCACCGACGGCGTGGATTGGGAGTAAGCCACACACTCGGGCAGCAACCAACAGCGTAGCAAATCGGTATCGTTATGGCTTCTGTACTTGAATCCCTTAAAGCGGTCAACGCCTACCCTATCCCCCTCCGCACACTCGTGGAGGTCGGCGAGGCACGGGCGTTGACGCTGAACAGCGAGGCGTCACAGGACGTCCTCCGTTCGGCGGCGTTCAAACTCGCTACCGCAGACCTCCTCCTGTGGCTCTCCCTCGCCCCGAACATCGCACAGGGCGGACAGAATTATTCGTTCAGCGACGAACAGCGACAGCAGTTCCGCAACCGAGCGAATGCACTGTACGACGAGTTCGAGGACGACGCCGAGAAGCCGAAGCCAATCTACGGGTATAAAGGTTCGAGGCTATGATTATACCGAACGGGACGATAGAAGTTCTCACGACTTCCGACGGCGGGCTGAACCCGACGACGGGCTTCCCCACGAAACCAAAAGAAACGTGGGGGGCGAAAATCGACTGTCAGTTCTCACCCGTCCGACAGGACTACCTTGCCAAAACCGTCAACAGCGAGCCTTACAGCGCACTTTCATTCTCCATACTGATAGAGGCTGCAACGTTCACGGGTGACAGGGTACGACTGTCGGACAGGGACGGGAACAGCGTCGGGGAGTTCTCCGTCGTTTCCGTCGAACCGCTCGAGGCTGTCGGACAGGTTCGGATAACCGTGTAAGCGAAAATCAAGCCCTGTGGCGGGCGCAACGGTCGCAAAGGTAAAACTATACCGACGCACGACCGAAAGCCCAAAATACGGCGGTTCTTTGACAAATAAGCACAAAGGTCGTTCAATGCCTATCAAGCAAAAGACACCGAACTCGCAGATAGACGCTTTCCTCGAGGAGCGCATCAAGCGCCTCGAAAAAGCCCTCCTGTACCGCCTGTTCGTTATCGGCGAACAGGTATTGAACGTCGCCCGAAGCACGAACTCGTACAAAGACCAAACGGGTAACCTCCGCAGCAGTATCGGTTACGTCGTCGTGCAGGACGGGAACATCGTTCGGATGTCCGACTTCGCCGTCGTAAAGGAGGGCGTCGAGGGACAGGCAGACGGACAGGAATTCGCAAGGAGCCTTGCCCGCCGCCACAACAAAGGGATTGTGCTTATCGTCGTCGCAGGGATGAATTATGCTTACTACGTCAAGAAACGAGGCTATGATGTCATCGACAGCAGCGAACTCCAAGCGGACGTCCTCGTCCCGAAGATGCTTCGACAGTTGGGGCTGAAAATCAAGTAGTAACCACACACCACACAGACACGGAAATGGCAAAAACAGCCAAGGACATACAGGGTGACATCGTGGCGCTGTTGAAAGGCAGCGTCCTCGGACAGGCTATCAGCGGCGACGTGTACCGAAAGGGCTACCGCCCCCGCAACAGCCGCCTCGAGGACGCCGTCGTTATCTTCACGGCGGGGCTTCCGTCCCAAGTGCAGACAGGCGTCGTCACCGTCCACGTGTACGTCCCCGACATCGATTTGGGGGGCGTGTTCGTCGAAAACGGTCACAGGACGGCAGTCCTCGAAAGGCTCGCACAGGGGTGGGTTGAAAACAGCCTGTCCTGTCGTGCGTCGGGGTACAAGTTCACCCTCCAAGCGACAATAACGACGGAACCCGACACTGAAATCCAACAGCACTTCGTCGTTGTGATGCTCCGATATGAGTATTTCGGCGACGACGCCAATATCCCGTTTCCTGTCACACAGCAGCAACAAGTTATTAATCCATAATCAGTTACAGCAATGAGTATTCTTTCTTGGGGCAAATGCCTTATCAAGCACGCCACTTCCGTAAGCGGCGCTCCGTCGGGTGCGTGGAGCGACCTCCCCACCCCGAAAGAAGACACCACGAAAGTCACCCCCACCGCAGGCGCCGAAAAGACCGCCAACGAGGAGGGCGGCGACCTCGTTGATGTCAAGTTCAACAAGGCGACCTATCAGTTGGAGTTCGACCTGTTCGTAAAGAAAGGCGAAGCCCGTCCGTTCGTTGATGACGACGGTGTCATCGGCGGCGAACACGCCTTCCGTATCATCCCCGAAGACCCCGCCTGTGAGGGTGTACAGATTGACCGCAGTGTCCTCCGTGTCGAGGAATCTTACAGCACCGCCGACGGCAAACTCCTGCACTATGTCGGTCGCTGTCTGAAACCCGCAGCGGGCAAGACTGTCAAGCCGTACACCGCAGGTGGTCTGACCCTCGACAAGACCGAACTCTACTTCGGCAACGCCGCCGACAGCACGGGCAAAGCCGTTACCGCCACATCGACGGGCAACGTCAGCGCCACCTCCTCCGAAACTTGGTGTACCGTCACTTGCGCCGCCAAGGTCGCAACTGTCAAGGTGTCCGCCAACGAAACGGGCGCTCCCCGTACCGCTTTCGTCGTCATCGAAGCCGACGGTCTTTCCTCTGTTGTCACCGTTACGCAGATTCCTGCTTAATCGGGACAGCACCACCCCACCCACGAGGCGGCGGTCGCCCGCAAAGGTGTCCGTCGCCTCTTTTTCAAACAGCGGGATAGTGCAGTGGCAGCACACGGGTTTCATTTGCCCGAGGTCGGGGGTTCGATTCCCCCTCCCGCAACAACTGCTACAAAAGTGAATTGATTATGGATGATGAATTAAAGAAAAGCCCCGCCGAACGTGCGGGCGCTGAAATACTCCAACAGCCGACGAAAATCATCATCGGCGGACGGGAGTTCAACGTGGCGCCGCCATCGACAGCGACACTTATCCTCGTGTCACAGGCGGTCGCTCGCCTCCCGCAGGAGAAGATGAACCCCGACGCCGTGTTGGAGGAGAGCCTGTCAATCGCCAAGGATTGCGCCGTTTTGGGCGAAATTGGGGCGATTCTCCTGTTGGGCGCAAAACACCTCACGGAAACAGTGAAAGCCCCGCAAATCAAAGAAAAACGCCTGTTGTGGGGGCTTATCCGTGTGCGGCGGGAAGTCGCCGTCGAAACGACCGTCGACCGCAAGGCTGAACTCACCCGTTGGCTGCTCGAGGAGGTCACGCCCGCCGAACTCCAAGGCGGGATTGCTAACCTGTTGACGAGGATGCAGATAGGTGATTTTTTCGGGCTTACCACTTTCCTCGTCGAGATAAATCTGCTGCGCCCGACGAAGAAAGTGGAGAATTAAGCGACAGCGTTTGGGCGGTCGTGGCGGGGACGATGAAAGCGTTCAACCTCACGCCCGACTACGTCCTTTACGAAATGTCCTACGTGAACGTGATAATGTACGGGGCGACGCTCCCTGTGTATGACAGCAAGCGTAAAGACCGTCGGGGCGGCGGCTCATCCTCGGGACAGGAGGTTATCAAGGCGGACGACCCCGCAAACAGGGCAAGGGTACGGCAACTGATAGATAGTTTTGATTAACACAGCGCTATGGAAGAGAGCAAAGGTAAAATCTACTACGGCACGGGCATAGACAACAGTCAGATGCAGTCCGACGCCGCCGAGAGCAAACGAATCCTGCGGGGCATCAGCACCTCGGCACAGGAGGAGGGCGCCAAGATGGACGAATCGTTCCGCAAGGTCGGTCAGACTATTGCGGGCGTTTTCGCTGCGAAACAGGTCGCAGACTTTGCAAGGAACGTGGCAAAGGTGCGTGGCGAGTTCCAACAACTCGAAATCGCTTTCAAGACGATGCTCGGCAGCGAACAGCAAGCCGACAAACTGATGTCCCAACTTATCAAGACAGCCGCCACAACACCGTTCGGGATGTCCGACATCGCCAAGGCGTCGAAGCAACTCCTCGCCTACGGCGTACAGGCGGAGGAGGTGAACGAAACGCTTATCCGCCTCGGCGACATCGCTGCGGGCTTGTCTATCCCTATCGGCGACCTCGCATACCTGTACGGAACGACTATGGTACAGGGGCGCCTGTTCACACAGGACTTGCGTCAGTTCACAGGGCGAGGCATACCTCTCACCGAGGAACTTGCGAAACAGTTCGGCGTCACCAAGCAAAAGGTCGGTGAACTCGTGACGGCGGGCAAGGTGGGCTTCCCCGAGGTGAAAGCCGCTATCGAAGCCCTCACAGGCGAGGGCAGCAAGTTCGGCGGGCTTATGGAGGCACAGTCGAAAACCATAACGGGGCAGATTTCCAACATCGAGGATTCGATTGAACAGATGTTCAACGAGATAGGAAAGCGGTCAGAGGGCGTCATCAGCGACACCCTCGGCATTGTTTCTTCCCTTGTCGAACATTGGGAGGAGGTCGGAAAGGTTCTCCTCACCGTCATCAGCGCTTACGGGGCGTACAAGGCGGCTGTCATCGCTGTTGCGGCTGCGCATAAGATTGCAGCAATTTGGGGCGAAGTACAGGCGTTCCTGTCGCTGACAAAGAGCATCACGTCCGCCAAGGATGCGATGCTCCTGCTGAATATGGCGACCAAAGCGAATCCAGTCGGTCTGATACTCGGCATCGTCGCCGCCGCTGCGACCGCTTTCGCCCTGTTCAGCAAGAACACCGACGAGGCTGCGGATGCGCTGAAACGGGAGCGTGAGGAAGCCGAGGAATTCGAGCGCCGTGTCGGAGCCGCCGCTTCGTCGATGATGACGAAATACAAGGGGCTGCAGAAAGAGTACAAGAGCCTCAAAACAGCCCACGAGAAGCAGAAGTGGATAAAGGAGAACGACAGCGCTTTCAAGGAACTCGGTATCAGCGTGACTTCCGTGAACACGGCGGAAAACATTTTCATCCGCAACACGGAACTGATGATGTCGGCGTTCAAGAAACGTGCGGAGGTTGCCGCTTGGCAGGGGAAACTCGAAGAAGCCTATGCGCAGCGTGTCGAACGACAACTCCAACTCGAAGCGAAACAACAGGCTATCACGGCGGGTTCCGAGGTTCATTCGGGTTCCCACACCACCGAGGGCGGTTACGAGTATGTCGACCAACGCAGCGGTAAGTGGGTATATACCGAAAAGGGCGCCGAGCGAGCAAGAAAGGCGGTCATCGAAACCGACGGCGTTCTGAAAAAGATTGACGCCAACATCGACCTGTACGCAAGCAAAATCGAGGGCGTCACAGCCGACTATCAGAACCTGTATAAACAGGCGGGCGTCACACCGAAGAACGAACCCACCGACAAGGAGAAAGCCGCCGCCGAGCGTGAGGCTGCGAAGCGTCAGAAACTCGCCGACGAAGCCGCCGAACGTGCCTCGAAGATTGACGAGCGCACGAAAGCCCGCTCGATAGCGGAACGTGAAGCCGAACTCGAAATCCGACAGGCTGCTATCGACGGTATGAAAGACGGGTTCGACAAGCAAATCAAGCAGAACGAACTCGAATACGACCGCCTTATCCTCGCCAACGACAAGCGCAAGGCACAGTGGCTTGAAACGCTCCGTGACGACAAGGTCTTGGAGTGGCGTCAGTCCAACCCCGATGCGACAAAGGAACAGGAACTCGCTTACAGGGCGACTATCACCGAGGCGGACTTCTCCGACACACAGAAGCGTCAGTTGGCGGCGTTCACACAGTACGCCAAGGAGGAACAGGAGCGCAGCAACAAGGAAGCACTCGAGGATATGCTTTCTGATGTTCAAGACTATTTCCAACAGCGGGAGGCTATCGAAAAGGATTATACCGCCCGCCGCAAGGCGCTGTATGTTGACGGCGACGAAAGCAAGGGGTTCAAGGATGGTGTCACACAGGGCAACGCCGACGAACTGAACCGCAACGAACGGTTGGCGCTCGAGGCGGTTGACGAACAATTCGCCGAACGGCAGGAGGAGTTCCAAGCGTGGTGCGAGGAAATTGCCGACCTGTCGCTCGTACAGTTACAGGCTGTCCTCACCAAGGCGCAGACTGAACTCGCTCAAATGGAGAGGAACGGCGAAAAGGACGCAAACAAACTCGCCGCCGCCCGTGCCAAGGTCACCAAGGCGCAGAACGCCGTGAACAAGGCGGCTGCGAAAACGAACGTCGCCCCGCAGAAGCGCCAAATCAAGGAGTGGGAAGACCTGTATAAAGTCCTCCAAGAGGCGGAGCGGGAGTTCGAGAGCATCGGTGAAACAATCGGCGGGACGGCAGGTGAGTTCATCAAGGCGGCGGGAAGAATAGCGTCCTCGTCGCTGTCGATGATTAACGGCATCGTCCAACTCGTGAATATGTCGGCGGCGGGTATGACAGGGACAGCAGCCGCAGCAGCGACCGCTATCGGCACAGTCGAAAAGGCGTCAGTCATCCTCACGGTCATCAGCGCCGCACTGTCTATCGCTATGGCGATTGTCAACCTGTTCAACAGCGACCAATCGAAGCAGGAACAGATTGAAGCCTTACAGAAAGAGATTGACGAATTGCAGTGGATGATTGACAACGCCGACATCGTCCGCCTGCAGTTAGAGTATGGCAAGGCGATTGACCGTGTGGCTGATGCTTATCAGCGGTACGGGTACTATGCAGCCGAGGCGTTCATCAAAATCATCAAGGAGAGCAAACAGACGTCGTTCTTCTTGGCGCTGAACGAGGCGAAAACACAGGCGCTGACGAAAGCGGCGGCAGACCTCGCAAAGGGTTACGCCAATGTCGGCTACGCCGCTGACAAGGCGCTCGGCTCGAGGAAGTACGACGAGGCGAAACAGAACCTCGAAAACATCGCCAAGCAGCAACTCCTCATACAGGAGCAAATCAACCTCGAAAAGGACAAGAAAAAGAGTGACAGCGACACGATAAAGGAGTACGAGAAGAAGATTGAAGAACTCGGTCGTGACGCCGTGAACATCATCAACGAACTTGTCGAGGACATCATCGGGGACAGCGCTTCGGGTATCGCCGAACAACTGTCGGACGCTTTCTTCGACGCTTTCCAAGACGGCGAGGACTATGCAGAGGCTTGGGGCAATAAGGTGAACGACATCGTCGCTGACGTTATCAAGCGGATGCTCGTCAGTCAGTTCCTCGAAGCCCCGCTCGGGGAGATATTCGACAAGTACAAGTCGAAGTGGTTCAAGGACGGCAACTTCGCAGGGACGGAGGCTGTCATCAACAGTATGCAGGGCTTCGCCGACGACCTTAATGCCGTCGGACAGGACTTCGCCGAGATTTGGGAGAGCCTCCCCGACAGCGTGAAGTCGATGTTCACGGTGACGGCTGACGCCCGTGAAGCCTCCGACAAGGGTATCGCACAGGCGTCACAGGAGAGCGTCGATGAACTGAACGGGCGTATGACCGCCGTACAGGGTCACACGTTCAGCATAATGGAGAACACGAAAATCCTCGTCAGCAACACGGCGGCGATACTCCTGTCCGTTCAGCGCATCGAGGACAACACCGACCGACTCGCCAACGTCGAAGCGAACATCAAGACGGTTCGTGATACGCTGAACGACATCGCCCTTAAAGGAGTGAAAATCAAATAGTTACAGATATATGGAACGGGACATAAATACCATTATTCAGTTGGTCGTCAAACAGGCACGGGAACTCGGTGCCTGTCCGTTGCTTCGTGGGGACGAGGACTTGGCGGGGCTTATCAAGGTGTTCACCTCCCCGCAGGGTATGGAGTTCTGCCTACGGCACCGTTACCCGAACACGGCGACTTTCCGCCTGTTCAAGCCTTTCGGCGTGGAGCGCTTCGGCATCTATATTGATGCGGGCGACATCACGCTGAAAAACCCCAACAGGGCTATCCTCGTCGGGCGCACTGTCGGGACGGTCGCCTGTGACACCACCGAGCGGCACGAGATTGTGCTACTGAACGGCGCAAAAGCGGTGGTGAACGCCTCGAAATGGTCGGTCGCCGTCATCAAGGCGGGGAGCGGCTGCGCCTGTGTGAAGAACGTTTCCGATAACGCTGTGATACTATGATGCGGGGGCGCTTATATATCGACGGTATTGACGTGTTCCTCACCTACGGGGTGTACGTCGTACAGGGCGGGTGGAACAGTCTGCTCGCCTACCCGCCGTTGAAAACCGTCACGAGCAACGATTGGCAGGAGGAGGACGGCATCGAAGCCGACCTGTCAGCGCCCGTGCTGAACACCCGTGACGTGACGCTGAAATTCGCAATATCGGGCGCCGACAGCCGTTACGGGGATTTCCTCACGTTGCTCGGCGACCGTGCGTACCACGAGTTCCGCTGTGAGGAGGTCGGGCGGTCGTTCCGCCTCCGCCTCGTTTCACACTCGTCGCTCGAAACAGCCCCGCTGTTGGGCTTCCTGTCCGTCAAGTTCGCCGACGACTTCCCGATGTTCGGGTACACCTATGCGCCGCCCGTTGACACGGGCATACCGCCGTCCGACGCCTATACGATTGACGGCGTCCCGTTCAGCGAGTACGGTGTGCGGGTGCTGCAGGGTTCGCTGTCGGAGGTTCTGAAAGGCGGCGCTGCGAAACAGGCGCTCCTGCGGAATATCCCCACCCTGTCGGGTGCTGTGTATGACAGCGGGGCGAACGTCACCTACAAGACGAAAGACGTGAAACTGACGTGCCTCCTGCGGGCGGATGACACCGACACGATGTGGCGGAATTATTACGCCCTCCTGCACGACCTCGTTCAGCCCGACGAACGGCTGCTCGGCGTCGCCGAGATTGAACAGGAGTTCGCCTGTTATTACAAGTCCTGCTCGGTGAGCGATTTCGACGCCTCGGGGCGTGTGTGGTTGCAGTTCACGCTTACACTCACGTTCACGGGGAGTTACCGCATCGACGAGGACGATATGGTGCTTGCTTCCGAGGACGGCATCATCATCTTCACAGAGGACGACGAGAACGCCATTGATGTCCGCCCGAACAGGTTCGCCTACCCGACGATGCGCCTCGACAACATACGCCTCACGGCGGCGGGAATGATACGCTTAAATAATTGACAGTAAACACCTTACAGCGATGAAGAAGATTAAAATATCGCAACTCCCCCTCGCAGCAACCCTGCGTGGGCTGTTCACTATCGGCACGGACGCAGAGAACAAGAGCGTCAAGGTGTCGTTGGAGTTCGTTGAAGATGCGGCTGACAACGCCAACACCAAGGCGGGTGTCGCACAGACCGCCGCCGACAATGCGAACGTCGCCACGACAGCCGCTAACAACGCAAAGACAGCCTGTGAAACGGCAACAAGACAGGCGAACGACGCCAAGACCGCTGCCAACAGCGCCGCCGAACTCGCCAACACGAAAGCCGCCCTCGCAAACGACAAGGCTGAACTCGCCGACAGTAAGGCGACGCTCGCCAACACGAAAGCGGGGCTTGCTGATGATGCGGCGACACTCGCCAACACCAAGGCGGGCTTGGCTGACACGGCGGCGGAGCGGGCGAACACAGCGGCGGCTGCGGCGGAAGCGCTGTTGACGAACCTTATCCCGTCGGGGCTGGCTGTCAAGGCGCCCTCTCACATCACACGGGGGAACCTCGCAGAACTTTTCGTCCGTGCCGTCCTCGCACCGACGGGCGTCCGTCAGAATATCATCTTTATCGGCGACAACAGGAGCGTCGCTGTCGCCCCCGACGGGCGTCTGACCGTCCTCGGTGTCGGCGTGACGACAATCCACGTCGTTCCGACGCTGAACACGGCGCTCGCAAAGAGTATCACCGTCACTGTCACAGAACCCGCCCTGCGCCTCGCCTCGGCAACCGCCCTGCGGTTCACGTCGTCGGGGGCGATGCGGTTACTATAATCAACCCAAATGTTCAACCCTCTAAATCATCAAAGCACAATGCCAAAGAAAGGTTACATCAGTGAAGCGATGGGGGCGGGGCGCATCGTTGCGCACGGAAAAATCACCTCGCTCACCAACGGGTTCAGCCTCCCGAAAGGTGTCCCGTTCAGCATCTACATCAGCCCGAAGTATAACGTGTCGTCCCTCGACACTGTTGTCGTCCTACGCTGTTTCCAAGACGACGAGGCTTCCGACGCCCCTGTCGCCTACAACGATTGGTCGCCCCTCGCAATAGCCGAGATTGCGGCGGGACAGGACAGCCTCCTCGAAACGAACGACATCTATTGGGGCTGCGGTTCTAACATCGAAGCCGAATAATGGCAACGACGACGATACTCATATCGGTTGCACGGCGGCTGCGGGCGCTCCTCGGCGGGAGGCGGAAACAGGCAAAGAACCTCCGCCTCGTGAAGTCCGACGCCGTGCGGTTCATCAACACAGGCAACAATACCTATTTCAAACTCTTAAATCAGTAGTATTATGGCATTTACACCCGAACAGGAAACTATCCTCGAACAGATTATCGAGGCGTTTCAGAACGGCAAGCGCCTTTCCGACCTCCCCGAAGTGGCGGACGTGAACCCGTATGAACTCTATACGGAAGTCCTCGATGCGGGCGAGAGCAAGAAAGCCAAACTTGCCTCGCTGCTCCCCTACCTCGAGGAGGAGTGTTCTTACGGCGTGGAGTTCGACACCTCCGTCAGCAGCCCCGCCTGTACCCGTATCGGTAACAGCGACCTCCATAAGTCGCTTCCGATTCAGTCCCGTATGCGTGGCTGTCTGCTCGACGACGACGGCAACGTCGTGGAGTATCTGAACCCGCAGTCTTGGCTCGGACAGACCCGTGACGGTTCACGGGGGCAGGTGATGGTCGAAATCCCCGCTCACTATCGTAAGTTCGAGACCGACGGCACGAAGCGCCGTGTCCGTATCAGCGAAGTCCCGCTTGCGGGTTACGACGCTGTCCCGCTGCGCTACGTTTCAGCCTACGAAGCGTCGCTCGACCGCACGAACAACAAACTCGCTTCCGTCGTGAACACCTCGGCACAGTACAGGGGCGGCGGCAACAACGACGCTTGGGACGGCACGTTCCGCACACTCCTCGGTCGTCCAGCCACGAGCCTGTCGTTGACCGACTTCCGCACGAAAGCCCGCAACCGCAAGGCGAACTCATACGCTTGGAACTGTATGACCTACGGCACACAGAAAGCGCTCTATTGGCTGTTCGTCATCGAGTATGCGACGCTGAACACACAGGCGGCGTTCAACGCACAACTCACACAGGACGGCTACCGACAGGGTGGCTTGGGTGACGGCGTGACAACCGTCGGCAGCGCTATCCCGTCGGGCGAGCAGCACTATGGCGACGAAACCGAGAGTTGGAACACGTTCAACGGTTACAACCCGTTCGTCCCCTGCGGTCACACCGACAGCCTCGGCAACGGGACAGGACAGGTCGAGTACTCCGTACAGGACGACACCACAGGCGCTTGGGAAGACCAAATGGTTCCCCGATACAGGGGCGTCGAAAACCCGTTCGGTCATATTTGGCAGTGGACTGACGGTGTCCTCGTTGAAGCGGGCGCCGAAGAATCCAACGGCGGCTCGGGCTTGCACAAGGTCTATGTGGCTACCAACCCGTCGAATTTCGCTTCCACTATCGGCACAGGCTACGCCCACGTCGGTAATGAGGCAAGGGCTGACGGCTACGGCAAGGCGCACATCTTTGGCGTCGGCGGCGAGATTATCCCGTCCGAGGCAGGAGGAAGCGGAGCAGGTTCGACGGCGTTCCTGTGTGACTATCACTATCAGAACATCCCGTCAAGTGGCAATGCAACCCGTGGCGTCCTGTTCGGCGGTCATGCGAGTGACGGGGCGCATGCGGGCTTCGCTTGTGCGTGCTCGTCTAGCGCCCCCTCGCCTACGATTGCGAACGTCGGCTCCCGCCTTTGCTTTTTACCGTCACAC